ATTGTAAAACTTCTCCTTTTTAGAAGAAGTTTCCATACCTTCTAAATTAGTTTTTTTTTACTACCAATTAAGTTTATTTCAACAGTATAACCTTTACCATTCCAAATAACTTCTTCAACTACAGAGTGCAATAATTTTCTTTTTTCTGTATAATCTACTTTATCTATTGTGTTAAGCATATTAGTTAGTAAATCATTTAGAATTTCAATTTGATCAATATCTACAGAAATATCATAAGAATCCTTATCACAATTTTTTTGTTTCTCTTTTAGATTTTGTACCTCAGACTGCAATTTTGTAATTTCATTCATAATATAGCCAGAAACTTCAGGGTTAGGAGCTAATGATAAATTTTTTACTAGATTACCTATTTGACTTTCTTTTTCATTTATAAGTTCTATAAAGTTATTTTCAGTTAAATTTCTTTTGAAATTTTTAGCAGTGGATAATAAATGTGTTTTTAAATATTCTTTATCATAAGTTTCTAATTCATTTAGTACTAGCTTATCTATTTTTTGGGAGTTTATATTTTTATTATCACAAGTTACACCAAATTGAGAATCTTTTTTACTACATATGTAATAATAATTATGCTTACCGGTAACCGGGGATAATTTTCCTTTTTTAGCATACATTTTAGAACCACAAACTGAACATTTTAAAATACCATTAAGTAGGGTTTCACTTTTACTAGCTACAGCTTTAATTTGAGAACCTTTCATTTTGTGCCTATTCTTTTGTACTGCGATCCATTTGTCCGAATCTATAATCCCTTCATGTCTACTTACTGCAGCAATCCAGGTTTCAATATCTGTTTCTATACCATTTCTAGCTTTGTTATAAGAAAGATAACCATTTCCATTTGATTCACCAAATACATTAATACCAATACTCTTAAGATATTCATGTGTTTTTTTATCTGATTTTACATAGGCAGGATTTGAGATAATATCTAAAATACGACTAGAATTTAAGAATCCACCACGTTTACCTTTAATTCTTTTATCAGCTAATCTTTTAGATACTTGTGTAGCACTCTTAAGTTCATAATATAATTCGTAAATTTCTTTCACAAGCTCCATTTCAGAGTCATTTACAGTAAGTTTAGACATACTACGTTCTTTAAAGTTTTCATCATAGTAAATTATACGTTCACTATCAAATCCAAGAGGGGTTATACCTCCAAGCCATCTGCCTGTTTTAGCAAGTTGGACCATGTTATCTCTTACACGTTCTGCAATAGTTTCGCGCTCTAGTTGTGCAAAAACAGAACTTATATAAACCATTGCTCTACCCATAGGAGTACTTGTATCAAACTGTTCTTTAATAGATATAAAATCACAATTATTAGCTTGTAACAATTCCAATGTAGCAGAGAAGTCAGCAACATTTCTGCTTATACGGTCCAAACGATAGCATATTAATGCATCATATTCCTTAGCCTTAATATCTTTAATCATAGCTTTGAATTGAGGTCTATTGATATTTCCACCAGAAAAACCTTCATCTTCATACACTACAAATTCAATTTTTTCATCATAGTTTCTATTACAGTATTCTTTACATAATTCAATTTGGTTCTCAATAGATTCACCTTTTCCAGTAAAAACGCTTTTTCTTGAGTATATTGCAACTTTCATTTATTTCACCTCATACATTAGTATATAATTTAATATTATACATTTTAAGTAGAAAATTATTCTAATAGATAACCAACCCTACAAATTTAATTGTAGGGTTTAAATATATTTAAGCAATTTTAGTTGTATTTTTAATATTAATTGATTTTTCAATTACAAGAGTTTTTCTATAATCTTCAGCAGCGGCTATTTTAGTAAATTCAATTGTTGCATTATGTTTTTCTTTTACTAAAGATTCTATTTTAGTAAGTGGAACTTTAAAAAATTCTTTTCTATTATTAATTTTATTAACGCTATAATGCTCAAATTCTTTATGTAAAGTGTTTTCTAGTGTTGGAGCATCATCACTAAATATCATCGCATGTACATCAAAATTAAAAGGTACAGATGCATTGCTTAATTCACGAACTCTATCTAATGGCTCTAATCGTCTAGTCATACCAATTTTATATACATCTTCTCCAAAAGAGCCAATATTAGAAATCACATATACATATCCAGCACGTGTATTTTGTTCGCGATTAATAATATCTTCTTTATTTTTCTTAGTGTTCTGTAAGGCCATTTCTAATTCTTGTAGTTTTGCAAGTAGTTTTTCTTTTTCTTTATCAGAAGCTTTCTCTAGCTTACTATGTATATTATTAATAGCTTGCTCAAAGTGTTTTTCTTCTTTAACTATTCTTTCTTTGGCTTTTTCAATTTCTTTAGCAGCCTTAGCTTCTTCTTTCATTCTTTCTTTTATTTCTTGTTGTTCTTCCTTCTCTTCTTGAAGTTTACATTCAAATTCATACTTTAAATAAAGTTCTTCAAGTTTTAAATTTAAATATTCATACGTAATTGAAACATTTTGCATATCAGTTAATGAGTTTAATTCAATATAAATTTTATTTATACGTTTTTCAGCACGATCAATAGTATTATATTTTACTTTAGAAATTATATTATCACATTCGTTATTAAAAGCTCTAAGTGTAAGTTTTATAGTATCTAATATAAATTCTTTTCCACGCTTTCTATCATCTTCTATAACCCAATCTAGAGAATGACTAGTTGCATTTTTTTGTTTTACTAGTTTTTTTTGTTTAGCTCTTACATCATCAAGGTGAATTTTATAGGTTGATGAGTCACGAAAACCATATTTAGGTTCATAGAAACCGAATGATTGTTCAAGTTCTATTTCTTTTAAATCTACAATACTTTCATTAAGAAAAGTAATTTCTTTATTTAAATTCTTAATATTAGAATCTATTTCTTGAATTTCCATTTCCTTAATTGCTTTTTCTTCAGTTAATGATTGAATAACGTAATCCTTTTCATTTAAAAGGTCAGCTATTTCTGTTTTTAAATCTTTATATTTCAATTGATCTAAATCATATTTAATAGCCTTTAAATTTTCATTTTCATTTTTTAATTGTTCAATTTCAGATTTGAATTTTTTAATTTTAAATATATCCAAAAAACTCATAAAAATAACCTCCTATAGTTCAAAAGTTATTGAAGACATTTATATATTTAAGGGTTGGCTCTCTAATCGGCGCTCTGATGGTCGCAATTATTATTAAATAAAATAAATTTAAATTAAATTAAGTTTAAGTTTAAGTTTAACTAAATCAACAGGCACTTTTTCCATGCAAGCGATTTCATTTATGGTGTGACAAATGCATTCGTTGCAATATTTTGAAATATCTATAAGCAATTCAGCAGCAAATAGATTAGCTTGTCTCTCATATTTGTTCTTTAAATCAAAAGTATTAGTTTCTAAAAATAGTAAATTTATTTTTTCATGAAGTACAGCATGTCCTAATTCGTGTGCTAAAACAAACTTAGAAAAGTTTTCTTCTAAGTTTGTATTTAAGTGTATAATTTTACTTCTAAATGCACTTTGAAAATAGCCATTAACTGTACCTAATTCCTCATAGATTATTTCTATTCCAAGATAAGAGCAGAGCTCTTTAGGATCATTAGTATTATATTTTTTTATTAAATTTTGAACTTCTTTTTTTATACATGTCTTCAATTTTGAAAACCCCTCTCATAAATATTTTTATGAGACCATCACCCTTACTAACATTAGTCATTATTATTTTTTCTATATTTTTTTGGTGTAAATTTCTTTTTACTAGTTAGTTTAGCATACTCTAATCCATTTTTTATAGATTGTGCTAAAAGTTGTTTTGTTACATCATCAAGAACTTCACCGTTCAACATCAATCCTTCTTCGTTTTCTAATCCATTTATAATTTTATCAAAACGTTTTTCTATATCTTTTTCATCTTTTTTTGTTAATTTTGGATTCCAAGTATCAAATTTATTTTCTAAATTAGGATTTCTTATGTCACTTCTACCAAGCAAATAATCTGTTGATACATCAAAGAATTTTGCTAAATTTTCAAGTGTATCAATATCAGGTGTTCTTTTACCATTTTCCCAATTTGAAACTGTCTGTTTAGAAATATTCAGTATTTTAGCTAATTCAGGTTGATTAATATCTTTTCTTATTCTTTCTTCTCTTATTCTTTCATGTATTTTAGCCATTGAAATGACCTCCTTATCTAAAGATATTATAAACTATTCGTTGACTAATTTGAATATTTGTCAACTTAATGAATATTTTTTTAAAAAAAGTAGTAAAATACTATTGACAGACAACACAAAGTTGACTATAATTTAAATTGTAAACAGACAACATAAAGTTTACTGAATGGAGGTGAAAAAATGGAATTCAAAAAACTTAAGGCTTATAGGCAGTTAAAGGGAATTAATCAGTCTGCTATGGCGAAATTATTAAACATTAGCCTGAACACATATAACTTCAAAGAAAATGGGAAAAAATCTTTTACACTAGATGAAGCAAAATTTATAGCTGATTATTTTAATACGAATATTGAAGAAATTTTTTTTAGCCAACAAGTAAACGTAAAGTTTACTGATGCTGGTTAATAATAGTCTATACCCTTATAAAGAAAATACTCTAGGAAAGGGGATGTAAATTTGGAAAATACATTAGAAGTAAATGACCAACAACTAATGATAAAAGAGTATGACAATAAAAGAGTAGTTACCATGTGGGATATTGCTAAAGCACATGGAGTTGATACTAGAAATATAAGAAATAACTTTAAGAATAATTCAAAATATTTGGTTGAAGGAGAAGACTATTACCTTTTAGAGAAAAGGGAGGATTTCGTTGTGAATTTAATTCACAAGGAAGATCTAAAGAGAAATGCAGTGAGTAGAGCGAAGAATATTCCAATATTCACAGAAACAGGATACCTAATGATGGTTAAGCCAATGCAGGATGAACTTTCATGGGAGGTTCAAAGAAAGTTAGTTAATTCTTATTTTAAGGTTAGTGATTATTTAAATAAGCAAAACATCACCATAGAACCTTCAAAACTTAATAGTCCATTGCAGAAGCTAGAAGACGTAAATAAAACAATAGAGCAAATAGATTCTATGTTAACCCAAATGAGAGCTAGTAATACAGAGAGAATGAAAGTAATAAATTCATTATTATTATCAGCAGGTATTGTAATTCCACAGATTGATGTAAAAAACGTTCAAGGAAGAAAAGATAAAAGTGGATTTATAACACTTGAAGAATTAGCAAGTAGAATTGGATTATATACTGAAGATTGGAAACCTAATTTAGAAGCTATAATGGTTTGTTTGAATCATATTGAAATGGAATTAAGTGATGTAAATGTAGTATTAAGATTTAATTCTAATAACAATGGATACTGGTTTTCAGTGAGGTTTAATCCACTATTGCAAGATAAAATAGAAAATTACTTAAGAAATGAGAATTATCCATATCATTTAGAAGTTGAATATGAAAATGGGAATGTTACTAGAATTGCAACTTTATATAGAAAAGCAGTATAAAAAATTAATTGGAAAGTAGGTTTTGTAATGGAAGCTTTAAAAGTATCTGTTACTAAGGTTAAAAGAGAAGAAACAATAGATAAAATATTAAATCTTATAGCTAATGAATTTGATGGAGTAGAAATTACAGCAATATTTACAAAGATGCTTTTAGAAGATGCAATAAAAACTATTGAATATAAAAGTTTAAATGCAAATTTAAAAGATTTAATTTAATTTTATTAGGGATGAGGGCACTAAATTAATAGGAGGCATATATAATGCAAATAAAATTTAGAGAACTTAGGTGTCCTTGGTGTGGAGCTTTAATTTTTAGATATAAACTTTATGGAAGTTTATGTGTGGAGGTGAAGTGCTACAAGTGTAATGGTAAATTTTCATATAAAGAGCAAACAAAACATAAATATTAAAATAGAGCTTGAATAGGAGCGAAGCTATGAGTAAAGAAATTAAAGTTACAGTTAATGGGGAAATTACGCATAAAGTCTTAGATAATTACATTACTGTAGCAACTCCAATATTAATAAAAAAGTATGGGAGAGAAAATATAATAGCTGCTTTAAATTATGATGATAAAAAAAAAGAACTATAGAAGAAAAGGCTGAAAAGCCTTGTTTTAAAAAACATTTTTTAAAAATAAAAAAATACTTCCCAATATATTCTATGCAAAAGGAATGAGAAGTTGACTAAAAATAAAAAAATATTTTATAAGTTGAGCTTTGGTAAAAGAATCAAACTCCACCAAAGGCTAAGGAGTTGTGTGGGAAAGGACTAAGTAAAAAATAGGGGGGAATAGAAGTGTTAAATTGGGGAAAGCAAATCTTATTAATATATAGTCTTATAGCTCTAATGTATGTAATTGCTAGAGATATAAAAAAAGAAAAGCAAATACCAATAAGCTTAGTAATATTCTTACCAATAATAATTTTACTAACAAACATTTAGGAGGTATATGTAATGCAAATTAAAAAATTGAGTGTTGAAAATTTTTTAGGACTTAAAGAATTTGGAATTGACTGTAGCAAAATTAATCTTATTAAAGGACCTAAAGGAAGTGGAAAAAGTAGCATTATAGAAGCAGTAGAGAAAAGTTTTACTAATAAAAATAGAAGGACAGAAATTATAAGGCATGGAGAAGAAGAGGCGACATTATTTTTAGAGTTAGATAATGGAATGTCTATAGATAGAAGAATTAGAACAGAAAAGTCAGATTATCTAAAAGTACGAAAAGAAGATGAAGCAGTGCCATCTACAGAAAAGTTTTTAAGAAGTCTCATAAATGGAGATATATTCAGGCCACTTGATTGGGTAAATATGAGCATAAAAGAACAAACAAAATCAATTTTATCAATGTTAGAAATTGATTGGACAATGGATAATATTGCAGAGTGGTTTGGAGAGATACCAAGCAATATAGACTTTGAACAGCATATATTGCAAATTTTAAAAGCAATAGAAACTCAATATTTTAAGCAAAGAGAAGAAGTAAATAGAGAAATTAAGGAATTAAAAACTCAAATAAAAGTGATATTAGATGAATTACCTGCAGAGTATGATGGAGAAGTTTGGAGAAATCTTAAAGTCCAAGAGTACTATAACAAAGTTTCAGATGCGCAAAAGGTTAATCATTGGATAGAAGAAGCTAAAGTATTACAGCAAAATTTTGAAGAGAAAATTAATGCAATAAAAGCTAATGGAGAAAATGAAAAGTCAAAAATACAGCTTAAGTTTAAGGATCATAGTCAAGATATTAAAGATATTATAGAACTTTCTAAATCTAAAATAGATAAGTCTAAAGCAACAATTGAAGGATTAGATGTAACTTATAAAACTGGATTAAAAAGCATTGAATTAGACAATGAGAAAGCTAAATCAGATTTAGAATCAGAATTACAAGTTAAAATTCAAGAACTTAAAACTGAATATAGTGAGAGGATTTCTTTAGTAGATAAAAAGTCTAATGAATATAAGGAAAAACTTAAAAAGCAATTAGAGCTAACTAAAGAAGAGTCAAAAGATTTAATAGCAATAAATGAAAATAAAATAGCAGCTAAGGAACAAGAGATTTTATCACTAGATACTTTAGAACATCAAGAAATGATAGCAGTAGATGAAAAAATTAATTCTGAAATAGAAAAAGAAGAAATTAGAGTAGGAAAAGCCGTAGATTATTTAAAAAATAATGAGCCAGTAGATATAAAACCATTACAAGTTAAAGCAGATGAAGTAGCAGAAATGCAAAGTTATTTAAGACAGTGGGATATGATGATTTCAATTCGTGATGGAAAACTAAATGAAAAAAGAGAAATATCACAGTTATTAACTATAAAAATTGATAAGGCTAGAGTGCTTCCAGAGGAACTTTTAAAAACTGCGAAAATGCCTATAGATGGTATAAGTGTAGATTCAGATGGGCTTATAAGAATAAATAATACTTTAATTGATGGACTTTCAGATGGTGAAAAATTAGAACTTGCTATGAGAATTGCAAGAGCACAAGCAGGAGAGTTAAAAGTAATTTGTATTGACAGATTTGAGAGTTTAAACCCAACTGCAAGAGAAAAACTTATAGAAGAAATGTCAAAGGATGATTTTCAATACTTTGTAACTAGCACTGAAAGTGATGAATTTGAAATTGAAAAAATAGGCTAGTATCATGAAAAAAATAATAGCAAAAAGAAGGTTGAAAAGGTGTTGTTCTGACTGTATGACTTCATTTTCAAAAGGTAGTGTTTATTACAAAAAAAGAATAGTTACTGAAGATGAAGGCATAGTATTTGCTTATGAATATCTAATTTGTCCTAAATGTAAATACAAGGTAGAACAACATGAAAAGAGATATAAGGAATTTCAGAAACGATGTAATCACCCAAAAAAGTTTATAGATACTGAATGGCATTACATTTCAGGCGAAAGTGTAAAAGAACCATATTATGAGTACTGCAGACTTTGTGGAGAGATATCATATTAGGAGGATTAAAAATGATAAAACAAACATTAAAAGAATGGAGAGAAGAAGCAACAAAACGATTTGGAAAGGATGCTAATAATTGGGTTTTCAAGTGTCCTCATTGTGGAAGAATTAATACAGTTAAAGAATTTACAGAAGCAGGAGCAGATGGTAGTAGTTCACCTTATCAAGAATGCATTGGAAGATATAAAAAAGGTTATGGTTGTGATTGGGCGGCCTATGGTTTGTTTGGTAATTTAGGAAAAGGAAGAGTAGTAGTTACACCAGAAGGAAAAGAAATTGAAGTATTTGATTTTGCAGATAAGGAGGATGTATAAATGGTTGAATTTATAGAAGATAAGGAACTTTTTAAAAATACTGTTAGAGTGATTTTTGATGCTAGAGAAGATGATGAAGCTAGAACACAATGGTTAAGTCAGAGATGTAATAGTATAGGTGGTTCAGAAATAGCAAAAATATCAGGTTTTAGTAAATACGGAAGTGCATTAACAGTGTTCAATGAAAAATTAGGACTTTCAGAAAAATTTAAGGGCAATATACACACTAAATTTGGTAACAGAATGGAGCCGTTAATAAGAGAGTGGGTACAAGAAGATTTTGAGAAAGAAACAGATATTAAGTTAAAAACATATGAGTATCCATACATGATGATTCATAAAGAGCATGAATACTTTAGTGCAAATATTGATGGATTGGCCAAATTAGAAAGTAAGTATAGATACTGGGAAAACAGAGATACTGGAGAAATAAAAGAAATTCCATCAGGAGAATTAATAGGAATTGAAATCAAAACAGCAAGTGAGTTTTTAAAAAAGATGTGGATAGGAGAAGAAATTCCAGACGAGTATTACTGTCAAGTTCAATGGTATATGGGAATCACAGGACTAAACTATTTCTTAATAATTTATCTGTTAGGAAAAGAAGTTAAATGGAAAGTAGTACCTAGAAACGATGATGATATAAAAGCTTTATTTGAAATAGGAGGAAACTTTTGGAAAAATAATATCTTAACTAAGGTACCACCAATGCCAGTAGGTCTTGAGTGTGAAACTAAAGAGATATTACAGAAGCAAGCCTTAGATAATGATATAGAAATAACTGTAACTGAAAATAAGTTAGAGAAATATAGCAAGATTGGTGAACAAATAAAAGTTTTAGAAAAAGAAAAAGAGCAATTAAAACAACTTATATATTTGGAGTTAGGAGACAGTAAAAAAGGTTCAGATGGGTTTTATAAAGTTAGTAGATATGAAGTTAAAAGAGATAAATTAGATACCAAAACTCTTAAAGAAAAATATCCAGTAACTTATGCAGCAGTATTAAATGGTCAAACAGAATATGTAAACATGAAAATTACTAAGTGTAAATAAGGAGGAATTATAATAATGGCAAATATCAATGGAGGATTAGTTGCAAATAAACAAGCAACACCAAATGTTCAAATAACACCACAAAGAAAGATGCAAAGTGCATTAGAAAAAATGTTACCAGAGATTAAAAAGGCAGTAGGTAAAACAATGACACCAGAAAGATTTTCAAGAATAGCATTAAGTTTATTCAATGGAAATCCTCAATTTTGGGAGGCTGATACTACAAGCTTTTTAAGTGCACTAATGCAAAGTGCTCAATGTGGATTAGAACCTAACACAGTGCTTGGAGAAGCGTATGTAATACCTTACAAAAACAATAAACAGAATATAACAGAAGTTAATTTTCAGGTTGGATATAAAGGTATTTTAAAGATGGCTTTCAATACAGGAGATTATGAGGCTATATATGCACATGAAGTAAGAGAGGGTGATGAATTTAATTATGAATATGGACTTCATAAAAATTTAATTCATAAACCTGCAGATGTTCCATCAGAAAAAGTTACTCATTATTATGCAGTTTATAAACTTAAAAATGGTGGCGTGGACTTTGTAGTATGGAGCAAAGAAAGAGTAGAACAACATGCTAAAGATTTTTCTAAAAACTATATGTATAAAGGTCAAGTAAATAAGAGTTCAGTATGGTTTAAAAATTTTGATAGCATGGCTAAGAAAACAGTTTTAATAGATGTATTAAAATATGCACCTAAGAGCGTAGAAATGGCTAAAGCATTAGATTTAGATTACAAAGCAGAAGCTAAGGAAGAAAAAGTAAGTAATTTTAATTATGTAGACGTAGAACAAGAACCAGTAGTAGATGTTAATTATCAGGAATATGAAAAACAGGATAATAAAGAAAAGACTGAGGATATGTTTGAAGGTTCACCATTTGAACAAAAGTAATGGTCCTTATGTTTAAGGACCAACACAAAAAACTTTAAGTTAGGTGGCTCTGCAAAGCTACCTAACTAACAAAATTATAGCACAACTTGGGCAAAAATAGTATTGCCTAGTTGTAGAAGTTTTATACAAAGGAGGGCAATATGGCAGAAATTAAGTGGATTAAAATAACTACAAATATGTTTGATGATGAAAAAATAAAGCTTATAGATGCAATGCCTGAAAGGGACACGATACATTATATTTGGATAAGGCTTTTAGTTCAAGCAGGTAAAACTAATGCTCATGGCTATATATTTCTAAATGAGAATGTACCGTATACAGATGAGATGTTAGCTACAATTTTTAATCGTCCATTAAATAGTGTAAGGCTTGCACTACAAACCTTGTCCAACTTTGGAATGATACAAGTTCAAGAGGACAAGTTAATTCAAATAGTAAATTGGGAAAAACATCAAAATGTAGAAGGGATGGACAAAGTACGAGAGCAAAATAGGTTAAGAAAACAGAAGCAAAGAGCTAAAAAGAAACAGTTAACAGATAGTTGTCCAATAGATGAGGAAGAAGTGTCACGTGACAGTAACGTGACAGTCACTGAACAGAAGAAGATAGAGAAGAAGATAAAGAATAAGAAAGAAGATATAGATATAGATATAGATGAAGATAAAGATATAAATAAAAATCATCATCATAATTATAATAATTTTTCAGATATAGCTATAAAGCTAGAAAAATGTGGTTTTGGAATATCATCACCAAATATTGTAGCTAAACTTGCAGCAGATGTAGAAATTTATGGACTTGAATGGGTTTTAGAGGCTATAGAGGTTTCAGATACTAAAGGTGTTCATAATTATAGTTTTGTAAAAACAATCCTAGAAAATTGGAAAAACAAAGGTAAGTGGGATGAAAGTAAAAATAAAAAGGAGGAAGTTGAAAGTAATGGAGCTAGTAACGAGCTTGAAAAACAAGGAATTGGACTTAAGTTCTAATATTAATATAAGAATTTGTGATAATTGTGGCGAACCTCAAGGAAAAGAAATAGTTTTATTAGGTAAAGTTCATATAGTTCCCATTATGTGCAAGTGCAAAAGAGAACAATCAGAAAATGACAGAATTAGATCAGAGGTAATAGATAAACAAACTAGATTACAACAAGTTTTTAACAATAGCTTAATGACTAAAGAGTTTAAAGAACTTACTTTTAAAAATTGGAATCATAGTATTGGTAATGAACAAATGTTTAAAGTAGGAATGGTATATGTAAATAATTTCAAAAATATGAAAAAAGACAACTTAGGGTTACTAATACATGGAGAACCGGGAAATGGTAAAACATTTTTAAGTGGATGTATAGCTAATGAGTTATTAAATAGATTAATTCCGGTTGTGTGTGTAAGTTCTATAGGGCTAATTGATAGAATAAAGAGAAATTTTAGCAAGTGGGGAGACTCTGGAACAGAACAAATTTTAAATTGTTTAGATAATGCAGAATTAGTTATTATTGATGATTTAGGAACAGAAAATGATACTTCTTGGTCTAGAGCTATTATGTATCAAATGATTGATAGCAGGTATAGAAAAGGAAAACCACTAATAATAACAACTAATTTATCTATGGAAAATCTAAAGAGACGATACGATAAAGATTGTGAAGAAGGTAAAGAAAGAACTTATAATAGATTGCTAGAGATGTGTACACTTATACAAAATTCTATGGGTAGCATAAGAATTGACAAGGCTAAGGAAAAAACAGAAGTACTAAAAAAATTATTAAAGTAAAGGGGAATGGAAAAGATGGGAATATGGATTAGAAGTCAAAAGAAAACTTATTTGGGGAGATATATTGAAGTGGCAGCAACAGTTAAAGCATATAAAAAATATGATATATCTAAAAATATTGAGTTTAGCACTTATTTAGGTGTAGTTATAACAAATGATTTAAATTATTATCATAGACAAGCGAAAAAACATAATAAAAATATTAGCTTAAATCAACCAGTTAATATTGAAAGCAATAATGATCGTAACTTGGAGCTAATAGATTTAATTAAAGGGAATGAAAATGTAGAAGAGACTATAAAAGAAATAATTAAAAAAGAAGAACTAAATAGATTAGTTAATAAATTAGATTTAAAGGAAAAGAAAATTATATATGGATTGTTTTATAAAGAAAGAACTCAATATGAGGTTGGTAAACAATTAGGTATTACACAACCACAGGTAAGTAGAATAAAAAATAAGATATTAGTTAAATTAAATATGCAACTAATGTCTAATGGAAAGGTGGATTTATAATGATAACATTAACAATTTTAAATTGCATTATTCTAGGAGTAATAGTTGTGGAAGGTAGAATTATAAGTAAAAGGTTAGAGATAACTAGAGATGATATACAAAGAGTTAAAGAAAATACAGTGGATTTAAATGTTAGAACAATACAACTTCAAGATACAGTTGAAAGTTTTGGTTATAAAGACACTGAAATCGAAAAACTTATATCTAAAACAAATTGTCTAGATGATAACATCAGAGAGCAATTTGAAAATGTAAATAAAAACATAGGTAAAGCGAAAATGGAAATATTATTCACACCGAGATCTATTAAGGTAATTGAAGAGGAGGAAAAATAGTGAATAAGGTGGTCTTAATAGGACGATTAACTAAAGACCCAGAGTTAAAGTTTACTCCAGGTGCAGGAACAGCTGTAACTACTTTTACAGTAGCTGTTAATAAAAGGTTTAAAAGAGAAGGCCAGTTAGATGCAGACTTCATACCAGTTGTTGTATGGGGTAAACAAGCAGAAAGTACTGCAAATTATATGAAAAAGGGATTGCAGATAGGCATAGCAGGAAGAATAGAGACTCGTTCTTATGAAGCTAAAGATGGTACAAGAAGATATGTTACTGAAGTTGTAGCAGATGAAGTACAGTTTCTCGAGTGGGACAAGCAAGTAAATAGTCAAGGTAGAGGAATAGAGGAACCTATAGCAGATTTAACACCAGCGAATGACGATATACCGTTCTAAAGGTGGTGATTAGGTGAAAATAAGAAAACAAGTGATTGATTTAGCAATAAGTATAGCTTTAAGAGAATCGGAAAATACAGGTAAAGAATATATAGCATGCATATCAAAAGCTTTAGACGAGTCATGTAGGATATTAGGAGTTAATAGAAAACAATTTATAAAGATGTTTATATAACGTAAATCTACTAAACAATTAATTCTAATATTAATATATATAAATAAAATAATTCAAACAAAGGAGGCAGTGCAAAAATGAGTTTAGTACCTATGGAATATAAAAATCAAAGGATAATGACAACTAGAATTTTAGGAGAACAATATGGAGCAACAGAGAAAAATATCAATGATAACTTTTGTAATAATAGAGAAAGGTTCAAAGAAGGAAAACATTTTATAAAATTGGAGGGTAAGGAACTTAAAATTTTTAAAAATAGCTTACCCGATAATATCGGTCAACCTTTAAAGTTTGCACCAAAGTTGATTTTATGGACTGAAAGAGGTGCTGCAAGACATGCAAAAATTTTAGAAACAGATGAAGCTTGGGAAGTATATGAGGTTTTAGAAGATACTTATTTCAAAGTAAGAGAAGTTAAGCAATTATCAGCAATGGAACAATTAAGATTGCAATATAAAGCACTAGAAGAGCAGGGTGAGGAAATTTCAGTAGTAAAAAATGAAGTAAGAGAGTTAAAAGATAATATGCCATTATTCAATATAGATTGTGAGGAACTTCAGAAAGAAGTTAAAAAGAAGGCTGTTAAATGTCTGGGTGGATTTGATAATGAGGCATATCATGATAAATCATTAAGAGCTAAAGTATTTGGAGATATACAAAGAGAAATAAAAAGACAATTTGATGTAAATAGTTATAAGGCAATTAGAAGAAGTCAACTTGATATAGCAATAGAGATAGTTAAAAAATATGAAATACCATTTGTACTTAAGGAGCAAATAGAGATAGTAAATTCTCAGATATCAATAGGGGTGTAGAGTTATGAATGCGAAAGAATTAGCTGATATGACAATTAAAGATATAGCTAAGAGGAAAAAGAAAAAAGATGATGATTTTTATGCTTATAAAAAAGAGTATTCAATTAATAAAAAAAGAGGTTGGAATGTTAGATACGGAGGTACTAGATGGTAGTAGTAGAGGGAAAGATTAAAGGTAAGGCTAGACCAAGAGTTTTTAATGGTCATGCAATAACACCAAAAGATACAGTAACTTATGAAAACTGGGTAAAGGTATGTTATCAAGAACAGAAAGCAGAATATTTAGAAGGTCCTATAAAAGCAGAAATAAATATTTATTATAAAGTACCTAAGAGTTACACAAAAAAGAGAATACAGGCTATTAAGGAAGGTTTAGAATATCCATGTAAAAAGCCTGATGCAGATAATGTAGCAAAGATTATTTTAGATAGTCTAAATAAAATAGCCTTTGATGATGATAGTCAAGTTGTAAATCTTATAATAAATAAGCTTTGGACATTTGATACAGAAAGAGTTGAATTTGGACTCGAAGAAATAGGGGGTGAAATTAGTGATACCACTAAGTACTAAAGCAAAACAAAAAATTACAGATGAAGATATTAACAATTTCAAAGAGAGTGCATTAGAAGGACTTCCAAGAAACAAAAGAAGAAGCTTAGAACGAGAAATTAATGATATGCAGAAAGCATTAAAAACTATGACACCAACACAATTAAAAGTTTTAAATATAGTTACAAATGAAAAAGCTAATCAGAAAATGGATAGATTTGCGGATGTAATGGATAAATGTATTACAGCTCAGTATGTAATTTTAAATCCAAATATAACATTAGATGAGATTAAGGAGTATCAGAAGCAATTAGCTAAGCTTATAAATGAGGATAATAATAAATATTGCGAATTTATGAATGGAGGAAATGATTTTATGGCTAATGAAAAAATGAAAGGTTTAGAAAAACAAGTTAAAACAAGAATAATTCAATTATTAGAAGAAGGAAAAAATCAAAAGCAATCTCTTGAGAGTCTAGTAATAGAATTTGCAAGTTTAAGTAAAGCATCATTAGCAAATGCATTTAAACAGACTAAAGAAGAATGGAAGAAAGAAAATAAGGATGTAGATAGAGCAATTGAATATATATTCCCAAATGAAGAGGCAGCAACTAACGGAGAAAAGACAGAATGTTCGGAAAATAAAGAGGTACAAGAAGAATTTGTATCAGACAATAAACAAAACTTAGATAAAAAAGAAAGTGTACAAGACTTACAAAATGAGAATTTAGACAAGCTAAAAGTGGAAAAAGATAGTACGGAGGAAAAGTTGAAAATGAGCAAGCTAAAAGTAAAGAAAATGGTAGTTGAAGGCGAGTTTGGATTATATGAGGTTGAGGGAAATGTCATCACATCAGAAAAACAAGATTTAAGCTTTTGTAAGTTAGAAGAATTAGAAGAGTATAGATTAGATGAAGTGGCAAAAATAGATGCAAGAGTTAATGAGTTTAAAGAAGTATTTGCAATGCTTAAGTAATTAAACTTCATACATTAGAAACAATTAAAAAAATAACATGCTTGTAGACAAGTTATGTGAAATTGGTACAAGCGTGTTATTTCAAAAAAAGTTAGGTGAGGACTATGAAGATAATAAAAAATGAATTTATAGAGTTTGGGAATCAGATAAATTTATTTGATTTATTAGAGAAAAATTTTAAAGATGTACCAGAAGGCGATAAAGTAGAAATGAAAATTGTAAGTTATAAGGAATTTGAAAGCTTAAAGCTTACACATAGGCAAATAAAGATAATAATCAATTCTCTAAAAGTTTATGAAAAATGTGTATTTGATAGCAGACTTAAAGAAATTGATAAGGAATACAAAATAGAAGAGGCTGAGAAAATAAGTAGTTTCTTAGAAAAAATTATTAACTATAACTATGATAAAGCGTTGAATAAGTGCATAAATAGAAAATCAAAAGAAGATGATCCAGGAATAGAAACATTTGCTTGGTTGGAAAAAAAGGAAAATGGAAAAGGAGAAAAATATGACACCACAACAGATAATAAATAAGCTAGAAAATTCAATGTTAGCACTACAAAATGGAAACATTCAATTAAAAACATTAGGTATAAATAAAGCTAAAGCAGAAAGAGATTACAAGGTTGCTTTAAATAAAAAAATACTACAACTTAAGGCAGATAAATATCCTGCAACTCTTATTATGGAAGTTTCTAGAGGTGATGAAGAAGTTGCACAGTTAAGATTACAAAGAGATATTGCAGAAAGTAGTTATTTTGTATGCTTAGATGCATTAAATAACCTAAGGTTAGAAATAGAAACATTAAGGTCAATGCTTACATGGTTGAGAGCGGAATATAAAAATAGTTAAGGATTTAGCATAGAAAACAAATAAAAATAAAAGAGAGCTATGTTGATTGGGTTCTTAAATAGCTCTCTTAAGAAAATGGTATCTATAGTATAACAGCTATCATGTAAAAAGCAAATGATATAGGAGGGATTGGCATGTGTTCGAATTGTATAGAAGAAGCAGTAATAAAACTAGTTGGCAAATTGTCATTAGAACTTAAGGAACATAAAGACCAACTAAAAGTAAGGACCATTGTGGAAGAGGTACTGTATAACTATGATATAAAACCAAAAGAAACTGCATTAGTTATAAGTGATATAGAAGAAAAAATAGCAATTTATATAGCAAGTAAGAAGCTTGATGGATTGAGCAATAAAACATTAAAGGGATATAAATATAACTTAAATATATTTGCAAGTTATATGCATAAAACAGTTGCAACTATAACTACAATAGATTTGAGAATGTACCTAGCACAAAGATGTAAAAGTATGAAGCCAAGTAGTATTAATACAGAAATTTCTATACTAAAATCATTTTTCGGATGGTTACAAGATGAAGAATATATACCTAAAAATCCAGCTAAAAAACTAAAGCAAACTAAGCAGCCTAAGCGACTTAGAAATGCATTATCAGAGGAAGAATTAATAGTATTGAAAAATGCATGTGAAAATGAAAGGGAAACAGCACTTATAGAATTTTTTAGTAGTACTGGTTGCAGATTAACTGAAGTTATAAATATAAATATTTCTGATATTGATTGGGCAGAAAAAAGTTTGAAAGTTATAGGCAAGGGGGATAAACAAAGAGTTGTTTACTTTGATGCAAAAACCAAAATAGCATTAGAAAAATATTTGAGAATAAGAACAGATAATAATGAAGCTTTGTTTGTAGCTGCTAAAGGGAATCATAAAAGACTAGGACCGAGAAGTATTCAAAAAGAAGTTAAAAAAATAGCAAAGAGAGCAGGAATAGAAAAATCTATATATCCTCATTTGCTTAGACATACCTTTGCTACTAAAAAATTAAACAATGGAATGCCATTACCAACGTTACAGCATATCATGGGGCATGAAAGTCCTGCAACTACTCAGATATATGCAGAGCTTATGGAAGAAAACATCAAGTATGAATATAGAAGGGTATCTTAAATAGATTCCTTAAGAAGGTGATTTAAATTAGTAAGTATATAAAACAAATTAAACAATTATATTATAAATACAAATTTTTAAAGTTCCAGAAGAAGAAACTTTTGATTATACAAGAGACAAAGTTTTGAGTGATTTAAATATAAAAGATAAATAAGGAGTGGACTCAATGAGGAATGAAATAAAAGTATTAAAAATGAATGATTATGAATGGTATGCAACTAAATGGAGTATAGAAGAAACTAATAAATGGTATAAGGAAAATATTGCAGAAAATGATATAGAAGATATTGTTATATGTAATTTAGATAAACATGGTGTATGGTGTCCGACAGAAGATGAAAAAGATATTGAAAAACTTAAAGATACTGATAAAGTAATTAGAATTGATGATGAACATAAATTAATGTTTGGAAATTTAATAAAAATGGATGGAGCAGTATATAAGTATATAAGTCTTAGAGAAGCAATTTTAAAAAATGCAGATTTTAGAGAACCATATTGCATAGCAAGTACTGAATGGTAGTTTTAATGATTATGAAATAAAGGAGGATAGAAGTGAAAAGATATAGAGTTGAATCTAGAAGTGGTAAAAATAATTTTAGAGCAGATTGTGATGAAAAGGATTTTAAATATTGGAAAGCGATATGTAAATATATTTCTATTCAAAATAAAGGTAAATGCTACTATAGAGAATTTCCAATAACTAAAAATAAAGAAATTTATTATGCAAAAGAAAATTCTCAAATGACAAAAGATGAAATTTTAATAATATGTAAAAGGTTAGGAGTGAGAATGTGAAAGCTAAGGAATTAACTCTAAGAGTAGTTAATGAAATTGAAGAAGGTAAATTTGAACTTAAAGAATTTAAACCATATATGACATATGAAAGTTTTATAGGTTGTATATTGGGAGAAGCAGAAATATTAAGACCTACTGGCCGTAAAGATAGAAACAATAGGGAGATATATGAAAGTGACTATTTAGGAGTTGAGCTTGAATATGATGAATTTATTAATCCAATGTGTGTTACATGGAATGATAAAAAGTGTTGTTGGAGTTTATATATAAACGGATGCCATGAATATGATTTAGATGAATTTACGGATTATGATAAAAAGGTGAAAATTTAAGGAGGAAAGTAAATGAATAATAGAATAAAAAATTATCTTTTTAGCACGGAAATGAGAGATTTTATAGGCAATGTAGAAAGAATGTTTAATTACATTTGCCAAGTAGAAGGTACTAATATGACTATGGAAGATTGGATAAATGGAAATATAGAAGCATTAGAAAAAGAAGGTGTTTTAAAAGGATTAACGGATAGAGAAAAATTTTTATTTGTTCTTTCTATACTAAGTTGTTCTATAAGAGGGAGTTTTGGCGAATAAATAACTTCGCAATTCAAATATATTGTAAATTAAATAGGAGCAGTGAAATGGATATATATGAATTTGCATTTAAGCTTAGTGTTGAAACTGAAATTAGTTATCGAAATGTAAAAATGTTAGTAAAACAAATACCTTTAGGATATTTAAATGAATCAATAGAGTGGTATAAGAAATATGGACTACGTCAATTAAAAAATTTTATTAAAGGATTGAACCTATAAGAGAATATTTAGAAGAAGGTGAAGATAATTAATGACTAATAGATATCAAAGAGAACAGCAAAAACAAAGAAGAAAAAAAGAACAGATAAGAAAAGAACAACAAATCAATAATTTTCCACATGAAAATTTTAATGTATTTTTAATGGATATGTTTAATTTATGTATTAAAGACTTAATTAAAATTGCTAAAGAAACATCTAATCCAGAAGAAAGACAATTGATTTTAACATTAGTTACATCTGGAATAAAGCTAATTAAAATGAAAACTAATGAAATGAAAGAGGTTGATTAAAGTTTGAAAACAAACTCAGGAATATTTAGAATTTCAACAATAAAGTAAAGAAAGGGAATAATATGATAGAGCTTAAAAATATAAATTTAGACAATATATCTATATCAGAGCAAATAACAAAAATTGAAGAGGAAGATAATGAGTTTAATATGGCATTGTTAGAGTATGGATATCATAAGAACTATATAACTCAAAATCATCTTATAGAGGAATTTTGGGATACTGTACAAGCTAGGATTGGAGTATTGCAAAAGGTAGGAATAGATGTAAATACAATTATGGAGCAATATCCTAAACATTTAGAAAAGATAAGAAACAGACCAAGAGATAAAAGATAAAAGGGGATGAATACAAAAATGATATATTATAAAGATGTTGAGGAAAGAGCAGTTAAAGCATCTAAGTATATTATAGATAACAAATCAACTATAAGAGAAACTGCAACAATATTTGGTGTAAGTAAAAGTACTATTCATAAGGATGTTACAAATAGAATTAATATTATCAATCCTATGTTAAAAGAACAAGTACAAAAGGTATTAGACTACAATAAGGAACAATGCTCGTTACGAGGTGGAATGTCTACAAAATTAAAATATAAGAGCTTGGGAGCAAGTTAAATTATTTAACAATATGGTTGGCTATCAATATAAGTGTATCAATATATTATCAATTGATAGTCAACTGATAATAGGATATATAAAAATAATGTGTAAATAAGGAGGTAGAGTATGAATAATGATAAAATCTTTCAAAAGACAGAAGGTAGATTATATAGATTTTATGAGGACCAACAAAAGATAAAATGTTTAGAATTAGAATGTATAGATTTAGAACAACAGAAAGAAAGAATAAGAAAAGATATACAAGAAACTAATGTATTTATAGAAGAAGAATCTAAAAGTATAACATATGAGGAAAGAGTACAAACCTCAAGTAATTGTACAAGTTATGCAGAAAGAGCATTAATTAATGAAATAGATAAATTAGAAAAAGAGTGGATTTATGTTAGAAAGAAACTTTTAAAGAAAAGAATTAAAATAAGAGAACTTGAAAGAAAAAATAGTAATATAAAAAATAATATAGAAATGCTATCAGAAGAAAATAAAAGGTTTATAGAACTTAAGTATGGTGATAAAAAGTCTTTTGAAGAAATAGGACAAGTTTTAAATATGGCAAAGGCAACAGCTCATAGAAAAAGAGAAGAGTTAATAAAAAACATAGGGATATGGATTAATATAATAAAATAGCTGATTGTAGTAAAATGTAATATAATATATTAATGGACAAGTTTAAAGAGGTGATAATGTGAAGGAAAATGAAAAATTAATGAAAATTTTTAAAAAAGATTTAAAAGTTAAATATAAAGTATATCATAAGGTTATTTATCATATAAAAAATGAGTATAGATATAAATTAAAAAATAATTTAGAAAGTATAAATAAAGAAAAAGAGAGATTAGAGTTAGAACTAGATTGTATAAAAAGTTCAAAGTTACAATATGTACTTCCAATTGGAACATTTGCTATAGGAGCTACTTTGAATAATATGAAAATGCTAAATAATATCTTAATGTTTAGGATTACAGTATTTGTTTGCATCTTAACTATGGTTGGATTGTGTATAATTGTTATAAATGATGAAAGAAAAGAAAGAACGTATAAGTATGCATTAAAGGCATTAAAAGAATTAGAAGAAGAAATTACACAAGAGGAGATAGAAAAAATAAACTTAAAAGTACTTGAAAATATTAACTAAATGTATTGTATAAAATAATGAAACGAAATGTATTGTATAAAATAATGAAACGAAAACGGAACGAATATGGAACAAAAACATAAAAAATATATAGTACAATAGTATTATAAAGTTTTAAGGGTTACATCCCCTTAGAGCACTTAGCAGAAAAAGCTAGGTGCTTTCCTTTATATAAAGAGTTATCCGAGATGGGTTAAGAAGGATTTTTTATATTTATTATAGAAATATAAAATTTAGGGAGGGGATATTTTGCAGGAAACATTTCTTGAAGATTTAAATATAATAAAAAGCAATAGAGTTAAACATTTAGTTGAATTGGAAAAGGCGATAAAGAAAGTATCATCTTATACTTGTAGAGGAGAAATTAATTTATTAAACAAATCATCGAATATACCAATTCTTCAGACACATTACGAATATTTTATAATTAGCATATTAGATGGAATGATAAAAGTAAGTGGATGTGATTCATTAGGGAAAGAAACACTTAATAAAACTATGATTTATAATTTTGATATAACTAGGTATTATGTAAGTGATACTTGTTTGACATTAGAAGGTAATTTATCAGAAGAACTAATTATGAGAATAACGATTGTATTTAAAGAAAAAATTAAAAAATAATTTTCTACAGTATTTTAGAACTCTAGAAATAGGGTTCTTTTTATTTTGCAAAAAGAAGGTGAGAATATGCTAGAGATTTATAGTTCTTACAGGTGTAAAACCTGTAAATACGAATTCGTTTTATTATCGGAACAGGAACAAGAGCAAATAAAGAACAGTAGATATTTAGTGTGTCCTTACTGTTCTAGTCAAAAAGTTGTAAAACAAAATAAAGCGGATAGCCTAAAAGAATGTATGAGTGCTAGAAGGTATAAAAGAGAAAAAGGTGCAATTAGGCAAAGATAATGAAAATGAAATATAATCCATCAGTTTATAAGTATAAAAATGTAAATAAAAGAAGGAAAAACTCCTAAAATGTAGAAGTATTTATATTAACATGCTTTAGGAGGATCATTATGAGCAAAAAAACAGTACAATTTGATTATTTTGAAATTTGGTGTGAAGTTGAAGAAGGAAATTCAGGAAAGATTAAAGAAAAAAAGTTTAATTTGAATGCAATATTTGATAAAGCAAGCAGAATAAATTCAAAAGATACTACATACCCTTATAGAGGAGAGAAAGCTAGAATTCAGAGCGTTGTTTTTGATGAAAATAGTTCTATATGGGAAGTTCAGTTGTTAAGATTAAGAGAAATAGCACCACCTGGATTAGCAAAAGACGATGGATCGTATGAAATATTTAAATTGGATGATGGAGAATATATAGGCGAATCAGTCTCTATGTTATATGATAAAATTAATTATGTATTATGTATACAAAGAAATTTTAATGCTATCCCACCTTCAGGTGTGGAAGAATATTTAAACAATTGTATAAATAAAAATCCTAAAATAAAGTTAAAACCAATAATTGAAAATAAAAAAGGCATAGAAAAAATAAATAAGAATAAGATTTTTAGGAAAATGGAAATAGGATTAGCAATGAAGGATTTGGATGGAATTGATACAGAATCTGGACTAGGAAAGACATTAAATAATTTATTAAAATTTGGTGGTACCAATGTTAAAATAGAAATATCTGTAGGGAATGCTAAGAGAGATAGAAGTTTAGCACCAGGATTATCAGAAGAAACAATTAATCAATTATATAAAAATGTTGCGACCACAAAATTAAAAGCAAATGTAAGGGATGTAGATGATACTAAAGTTGAAAAGATAGATTTGTTTGATGATAGATTAAAGGATTTAGACATTTTTGATGTTGATAGAGGTATGCCTCTTACACATGAGAGAGTGTATCCAAGATTAAGGGCAAAGTACTTAACAAGATTAGAAAATGGTGAATTTAAATAAGTGAGGTGATTTGATGGGGAGGTTTTTAGAAAGAATTTATCCATATGGCATTTCTGTAGTCATAGGTATAATTATTTTGTTAACAAAAACTGAGGTTTATAAAGTGATAAGATTAGAATTTATTTTAAATTCATCAATAACTTTCTCATCAACTTATATAGGATTTGTTATAACAGCAATTACGGTTTTGGTGGGATTAACACAAAAACCTATAATGAAATTCCTAAATAAAAAAAAGTTTTTAGATTTAATTGTAGAGTACTTTATGGCATCAATAATGATTGGAACTTTAGTTATAATATATAGTTTATATTTAGGGTATTCAGTTGATAATAATTGTATTGTGTCAAAAGTAGAATTTGCTGGATTTGTTATGATTTTTTTAAGTTTTTTATTATGCTTAATTAGAGTAGCTTCATTTTTGATGAAAATATTTCTTGTAATACAATATGAAGAAGATATATTTAACAATAATGGAGTTGAAGAAATAGATCCAAATAAACCATTTAGTAATAATATAATTAGCAAAAAGAGTCCATAAGGGACGTGACTGAAAAGGTATCAATACAACCTTGTAAAAAGGATTTTTTCAGTATCTTCTTATAAGGACTCTTTTAAATATGTAAAAAAATAAAATAGCTAACAATGAGGTGGTGGTATGGCAAGAACAAGAAGTCCAGATAGGGATAAAGCATTTGAAATATATAAAGAAAATAATGGTCAAATTGATTTAGTTAAAATAGCAGAGATATTAAAGATTTCACCTGGAACAATTAGAGGGTGGAAAAATAAAGATAAATGGAACGATAAATTAAATGGAACGTTCCAAAATGAAAAGAAAGTAGTAAAGAATACGGAACGTTCCAAAAGAAAAGTTAATAAAACAAATAAGGTAAAAAAAGAGCCAATTGCAGAAGAAGTAAAAGAGGTATTAGAGAATACTGAACTTACTGATAAGCAAAGGCTCTTTTGTGTTTTATATGTTAAGTGTATGAATGCAACTAAAGCTTATTTAAAAGCTTATACATGTACTTATGAATCGGCAATGGTAAATGGTTCTAGACTGCTAGGAAATGATAAGATAAAGGAGCAAATAGATAAGTTAATAGGTGCTAAGTGCAATAAAGAATTTCTAAGTAGAAGTGTAATACAGAAGTATATTGATATAGCATTTGCAGATATAACTGATTATGTAACATTTGGACAAGAGGAATTTGCAATAAGAGATGAAAATGGAAATATACAGTATGATGAAGATGGTAATATAAGGACGAGAAAATATAGTTATGTAAAGCCAAATGAAAGTATCAGAGTAGATGGAACACTAATTACCGAAGTAAGTCAAGGAAAAGATGGAATAAAAATTAAACTTGCTGATAAAATGAAAGCTTTAGATTTTTTAACTAAGCATTGTAACTTACTATCAGATGAAGAAAAGATAAAGCTTAATATTGAGAATAAGAAGCTTCAAAATTCTAAGATTGAATTAGAAATAAAAAATATAAAAGGTGATAATAAAAATAATAATGCAGAGGATTGGGTTAAAGCTATTGAAGCTATAGCAACTAAAAGAGGTAGTAAAAATGAATAAGGCTTTAATAACATTGATTGATAATTATTGGGATAATCCAGTATGGTTTGCAGAAGATATGTTAGGTTTTAAAGCCGATAAATGGCAATCAGATGTACTTATGTCTATAGCAAATTACCCAAAAGTTAGTGTTCGTTCAGGACAAGGAGTAGGAAAAACAGGACTAGAAAGTATAGTTATAGTTTGGTATCTGCTTACAAGACCATTTCCTAAAGTAGTAGCTACGGCACCAACAAGGCAACAATTATATGATGTTTTATGGGCAGAAGTAGCAAAATGGTTAGTAGGTTCTAAAGTTGAACAAATGTTAGAGTGGACCAAAACGAAAATATATATGAAAGGGTATAGTGAACGTTGGTGGGCAACTGCTAAGACGGCAACTAGACCGGAAAATATGCAAGGGTTTCATGAAGATTATATGTTATTTGTTGTAGATGAGGCTTCAGGTGTAGCAGACCCTATAATGGAAGCTATATTAGGAACTTTATCAGGTGCAGAAAACAAACTTCTTTTATGTGGAAATCCAACAAGAACATCAGGAACTTTCTATGATAGCCATAATAGAGATAGAGACTTATATAAAACATTCAAAGTATCGTCTATGGAAAGTCCTAGAACATCAAAAGAAAATATAGAAATGCTTAAAAGAAAGTACCATGAAGGTTCTGATCCATGGCGAGTAAGAGTATTAGGTGAATTCCCTAAGGGTGAAAGTGATTCATTAATATCATTAGAAGCAGTTGAAATGGCAACTATGAAAGAAGTAAATATAAATAATGATTATATATTAAATATAGGTGCCGATATTGCTAGATATGGTGCTGATGAAACAATAATAGCGCCAAGAATAGGGGGAAAAGTATTTGATTTATTAACTTATTCAAAACAAAGTACAATGGAAACAGCAGGTTGCATATTAAGAGCAGTAGATAAATTTAAAAATATATATGGACAAATAAATAAAGTTAAAATAAAAACAGATGATGATGGATTAGGAGCGGGAGTTACTGATAGATTAAAAGAAGTAGTATACCAAGAAAATTTAAAATATGAAATAATACCTATTCAAAATGGTTCTGATGCTATAGAAAAAAGTAATTACTATAATAAAGCGTCAGAAATGTGGGATGTAGTAAGACAAGAATTAGATGAAAACTTAAGTAATTATCTACAAGGAAGAGAACCAACGATACAACTTCCTAATGATGATAAATTAATAAAACAATTATCAAATAGAAAATATAGCATAGATTCAAAAGGCAGAATACAAATTGAAAGCAAGAAAGAAATGAAAAAAAGAATAGGAGAATCACCAGATAGAGCAGATGCAGTTATATATTCATTTGCTGAAAATAGAAATACAGAATTATCTTTATTGAAAGGAGGAAGAATATGGGGATAAAGCAATTTTTAAATAAATTACTTAATAAACCTACTGGGGAAATGATGAGAGTAGAAGGAGGAACCTATGGAGGAATGTACTCTTTAAACTCAAGTAAAGTTAATTATGAAGTAGCAAGAAAACTTTATAATAATAAAAAAGATGAATATAAGCTAGGAGCAGCATTTGTAAAACCTATTATAAATTCTACTGTAGGGTTCATGGGAGTTCCTAATTTTACAACAGAGGATGAAAATGCACAACCTATATTAGATGATTTTATATTGGACAATACTTCAAAACTGTTAAGAACACATAATGATGCTTTAAAGTTAGGAGATTGTTATGTATGGATTACAAGAGAAGAAAGAGAAAATCCTTTATACCCAGATAAACCAATAAGATTAATCTATAATATAATTCCTCCAGAAGAGATAAATGATATTATATTAAATCCAACAACTAAAGAGCCTATAGCATATATTTTAAAAAGTGAACAAGGGTGGATGGATTTAGAAGGAAACAAAAAGAAAGCTAAGATTAAACAAAGTATAACTGCTGAAAGTAGGATTATAGAAATTGAAGGGGACATTCCAGAAGGCATAGAACCAGGAGAAATACCTAATACTTGGAGATTTATACCTATAATTCATTTTAAAAATGAGCCAGACGAAACTATGAAATATGGGCAAAGCGATATAGAACCAATAGAACCATTAATTAAGGCTTACCATGATGTTATGATGCATGCTTTAAAAGGAAGTAAAATGCATAGTACACCTAAGTTGAAGATGAAGTTAAAAGATGTCACGGGATTCTTAAGAAATAATTTTGGAGTAGAGGATCCTGTTAAATTTGCTAAAGATGGTGGAAAAATAAATCTTGATGGTCATGAAATATTATTTTTAGCTGATGGAGAAGATGCCTCTTTTATAGAAGTTAATAGTGCAACAGGAGATGCACAGATATTATTAAAACTTTTATTTTATTGTATAGTTGATGTATCAGAAACTCCTGAGTTTATATTTGGAGTTCATACACCTAGCGCATTAGCTAGTGTAAAAGAACAAATGCCTATTATGGTAAATAAAATAAGACGTAAGCGAGAGCAATTTACAGAACAATGGCAAACATTAGCAAGAATGATATTAGTAATGTCTTCGCAATCAACTGGTATAAATTTTACATCTTATAGTTCTACATTAGGTTGGGATGAAGTCAATCCTAAAGATAGTAAAGAACTATCAGAAACATTAGAAAAGATAAGCAATGCATTAGACAAAGCATTAACAGGTGGTTTTATAAGTGAAGAGTCAGCAGTAAACTTCTTTGCCCAATATGTAGATACAATGAATGAATATATTAGTGATGATCCTGAGATAGTTGGTGAAAGAGAAAAAATAATTAAAACAAAAATGTTAAGGTATAGGCTTGATGATGCATCAGGATTAGAAGAAGAGAAAGAAGAAATTGATGAGGAATTAAATAAGAATGTTAAGTGACGTATTTAGAGATTTAAAACAAATAGTATTTCTCTTTTTAAAAGTTATAAAAGGTATATTGAGATTAAGTACTTTGGAAAATTTTAAAAATTTGTGGAGCTATAAAAATAATGAGTAAAGAAATAGATGAATTAAAATCAATAGCAGGAGATTATAAAATATGGGCATTGAAATCTAGAAAGAGATTTATAGATTTAAGATTTCAACAAGACTTAGAAATTAGAGAAATATATATAAGGCTTACTAATAATATATCTAAGCAATTAAAAAAAGAAGGATTATCACCTTTTAATAAAAAGAGATTAGAACAAATGTATCTTGTATTAAGTCAGAGTGAATGGATACTTAAAAAGAAATTAATTAACAATTTTAAAAAATATAGTGAAGCTAATATAGAAGCTGCGACAGGGTATTCTAAAGCTATTTTAATCAATGGAATAGAAAAAACAGGAGTAAAAAAAATAGAAAAACCAATTATTGAAAAAATGTATTTTAGAACTAATGAAAAAGCAGTAGAAGCAATATGGAATAGAACAAAAGAAGGATTATATCTTTCAGATAATATATGGTCTAAAGCTGAAAAGTATAGAAATACTATGACTACTATAATTCAAGGAGCAGTAGCAGAAGGACAAGATTGTGTTAAGACTGCTAGAATGTTAGACCAATATGTTTTAAAGGGTAAAAAAACATTAGTTGATGATTATCCTAATATGATAAAAAGAATAGGAAATAGAGTACCTTCAGATATTAGTTATGAATCTTTAAGGCTTGCAAGAACAAAAATGACCGCAGCATATGGAGAAGGAACATTGATATCAGCTAGTGTCAATCCTGCAGCTAAAGGTATAAAGTACATACTGTCTAATACACATCCTAAGCCAGATATGTGTGATGCAATATGTGGTGTAGATGATTATGGCTTGGGGAGTGGTGTTTATCCAGTAGAGAATGCTCCAAGCTATCCATTTCATCCTAATTGCTTATGTACTGTAATTACTGTAACTGAAAAACCAAAAGATTTTGTACAAAGACTTAAAAGGTGGCAAGCAAATCCTATGAGTGAACCAAGTTTAGAAAGTTGGTATCAAAATGTTTATAAGAAATATATTACTTAGTTACTATATAAAAATTGAATATAGAGGTTAATTAAGCACTTAGAGAAGTCTGGGTGCTTTTATTATTTGTAAAATTAAAGTAGTACATGCAAATGTAATTAGTCTTTAGGAGTATGTCTTTTATGAGGATCTACTTTTGTTCCATCGCTTTTAGTATATCCTTTTACTTTTACTGTCATTGGGCCTTTTCTAGCAGGCTTTTCTGTACATTTACCTTTTGTCATAAAAATCACCTCCTTCCAAATTTAGTAGAGATTAAATTTAGAAAGCATGTACTACAATTTAAGTATAACAGAAAGAAGGTGTGTTATGGATGTTTTGGATAATGTGAGAATAGGTTCAAGTGACTATAAAATAATAATATCAAATCAAGTACTTGTAGTTGACAGATGCGAGTGTAAGGGAATGATAGATTTTGAATTTCATCAAATTAAAATTAATAATCAAGTACAAGATAAACAAGGTCAGGAACAAACATTTTTGCATGAATTAATACATGGAATAGTAAAAGAAAGAAGTTTAGATTTATTAAATAGTGATGAAGAAACTATAGTAAATGAAATAGCTTTAGGATTACATCAAGTAATTAGAGATAATAAATCAATATTTACTAATAAAAATGAAACAAATATTGATGAATTAACTGAAAAAGTAACTAGAAACATGAGTAATACTTTAAAAAGTCGAGTTGAAGGGAGGTGAAAGTAAGATGGATGTACAAATTCCTATAGGAGAAATGGCAGAAGAAATACTTACAGGTGAAATGGATTTACTTAATGCTACTATATCAAATGTAAAACCGAGTGATATACCTTTGGCTAATGGTGTAGATGTAGAGACAATGAAAGCTATGGATAAAGATCCTTTAGAAGTAGTTGTTGAAATACCAGCAACTAAAAGCAAAAGAGGATGGAATTATACAACTAAAAGTTTAAAGGATATAGTTGACTACACTAATTCAAATACTTTAAATGGATTTTTGGGACATCAAAAAGCTGAAAATATAAGCACAGAGTTTGTTCCACCTGCTACATCATGGATAGGTGCAGAAATGAAAGGTGATAAAGCTTATTTTAGAGGACTTATAGATGCTGATGCGACCAATCTTAAAAGATGGCTTAGAACAGGTAGAATAAAAGAAGTAAGTATATTTGGATATCCTAAGATTAAAAAGGGAGCTAAAGGAGAAATAGAAGTAGTGGGTTATAATCCATTATCAATTGATTGGACACCACTACACAGACCAGGAATGCCGACTAAAATAGTTGGTATGGAAATGGAAGATATAAATGAGCATGCAAAAGGAGAACAGTTAGATGGTTCTTTTGAAAAACTTAAAGAAGATTTAAGAGAAGCAGCTAAAGTTTATTTTAATGCTAATGGAAATGGTAGTTATGTTTGGGTGAGAAGTGTTAGATATGATGATAGTACAATTATAGTTGAATATGAACAACAAAACTTACCTACAAAGCTATATAGTATTCCATTTACAATAAACAATAATCAAGTTGTGTTAGGAGATAAAACAGAAGTTGCAGAGCGAAGAATTTTTGAACCTATAACAACAGGAGAAATGAATGAAGGAGGAAATAAAAATATGACATTTGAAGAATTAATGAAAAATTTAAAAGGATTACTTCAAACTGGCCAAGTAACATATGCACAAGTATTAGGAGAAATGGGACTTACAACAGATAAGATAGCTGGTGAAATGGAAGAAGTTAAAGCAGCAGTAGAAGCTAAAGATACTTTGATAAAAGTTAAGGAAGCCTTAGAAATTAGTGGCGAAATGGATATAGTAGACGTTGCAAAAAAAGCACATGAAGCTATAGAAAATAATAAGAAAGTTGAGTTTAATAAAACAGTTGATGAAGTAATTAAAGAAAAGGTTAATGGTGAAATGGCTCAAAACTTAGTTAGAAAAATGCTAAAAGTTGAAGAAGGATCTACTAAAGAAATTATAGCAGGTGAAATAGATGCAGTATTAAAAGATGAATTTGTTAAAAACTTTATTTCTAATAATTATATAGATACTCCAGCAGGAACTAAAACTCCTAGTAATGGAGATTCAACAACATCAACATTAAGAACAAAAAAAGTATCAATATAGGGAGGTAGCTAATAATGGCATTTAAAGGTCAACCAATACCAAGTAATTTATATAATATATCAAGTGGTAAAATAAGTGATGGTAAATCAGTAAGAGTTAAATCTATAGGAGCAGTAGCAGAAGGTAATTTCTATTTAATAGATGGATTCTTTGGAATGGCAACTCAATCGGCAACTACAGGACAAGAAGTAGTTCTTAATATTGAACAGGCAGAATTTGAAACAGATCAAATTGATAAAACTCAAACATTTGCAGTAGGTACTTCTATATATTGGAATGATACAAAAAAGCAGTTCACTGAAACAGACACAGGTAATAGAAAAGTAGGTAGAGTTAGTGCTACTAAAGATTCTAACAATGTTATTTGGTTCATATTAGGACCACAAGCATAATAAAGGGAGGATAAAAGTATGTTTAATATTTATAGTACAGAAACACTTAAAGCTGAAAGAAGAAAGCAAACAGTAGAAACAAAAATTCCATTTGTATTAAATGGACAAAACTTTGAAGTAGATAAAAAAATAGTTAATGGTGAAATGGAGGCCGTAGAGCTTACAAAACCTATGGGAGAAATGCTTAGAAGTGGCAGTTTAGAGCAATATAAAGATCTATTAAGAAAAGTGGTACTTGACGTTGAATTAGGACGTGAACAAGTACCACTTTTGTATAAACCAATATATGATTTACTATCAGATGCAAACATGCCAAGAGTTATTGATGCAAAATGGGCATTATATGGAACTGTAATATTTAGTGAACATATGGAAGGTCAAGAAGTTAAATTTGGTTCATTGCAAGCTGAACAAGGTCCAGTTGCCAGAATCTTAACTTACACTGCAGGATTTGAATATACAAAAGAAATGAAGGATTTCAATGATAGTTTCTCAGTGGAAATTTTAAATAAAGCTATGGGTGAGGCTTATAATGCATTACTTAACCATATATATTTTAATCCTATAATTGGATTTTCATATAAAGCTGATAATAAGACTACTTACCAAGGAACAGCAGAAGATGATTTATGGGTAGGATATTATAAAACATTTAATAAAGCATTAAGTGATACTAGAGGTAAGAAAAGAGCAGGTAATATATTATTAGCATCCAGTATGGATAAAGATAATATAGAAATGGCGCTTAAAGGTGGCTATCAAATAAATGGAACTACGTATCCAGCAGTAAGCGGAATAGATAGTGTAATTTATTACGATGGTTGGGAAACAACTGTAGGTAAAAAGAAAGTATCTTATGCAGGGGTAGATAAGGGTAAATGCTATTTGATAAGACCTAAAAGAGGATTTAAAGAGTTGTTAAGACAAGACCTAAAGATAGAAGCTCAAGCAGGAGACTTAAGTAGATTAGTAGAGGAACAGATAATTGGATATGCTTACAGAGGTGTTTATGCAGCAATAGAAGAAAATGTTCAAGAAATAACTTTAAAATAGCATTCAATTTGTGAGTGCTATTTTTCTATGAGGTGGTAAATTTATGACACCAACAGATAAATCAATAATAAAATTAAGACTCTTACTAAATGATAAAGATAGTAAGAGTTTTTCTAATGATGAAATAGAAATGTTTATTGAAGAATCAGATTGTATTTATTGTGCTGCTTATCAAGGATGGATATTAAAAGCTACACAGTATGAAAATTCAGTAGGAGAAATAACAGAATATAAAACAGGTGAGGAAAGCTATAAAAGTGCTAACATAAAAGATTTAGTTTCAGTAGCTTACCAAAATGCAGAAAAATATAAAGCCATGTGTAATAAAAAAAAAGAAATTGGAAGTTTTATGTTAGGAATTGATACGGAGATAAATTTATGATTACTGTAGAAAGAAGAAAGGCTGATATTTTAAAAAGCATTGAGCTTAACCCTACTGAAATAATAATTAAACAAGTAATTAAAGTTTTAAAAGATGGGTATTTTGAAGAAGAAGAAAAAGAAGTTAAATTAACAGTAAGAATATATCATCAAAAACACCCTGAAATGATTACTACAAGTAATACTATAGGTACTGCATATACAACTAGAAGATATGGAATGTTAGTTGATTATACAAATAAGTTAGAAGTAGATTCTAAGAATTTTATAGAATTTGATTGTTTATATGGACATATGAAAATAACAGCAGTATATCCACAAATAATTAAAAATGAAATATGTGGGTATCAATGTGATTTGGAGCGTGCAGACTAAATAAGTGATAAGGAAGTGAGTAATATGGGGTTTGAAGTGTTTGATTTTATTGATAGAAAAAAAGCTGGCATGTATGCATTGTGTGATAATTGGGCTAGCGTATTAGAGGGCGAAGCTAAAACAAATGCAGATTGGAAGGATAGTGAAGAAAATAAAACGTGGAAGGCACGCACAAACCATGCAAGGCAAGCAATGCATGGAGGAGTAAATGTAAGAGGCAATAATTACAGTATATTTATTAGTCATGGTGTTGAATATGGGGGAATTCTTGAAGAAGGAAGTAAACCACATACTATAACACCTAAAAATAAACCATATTTATGTTTTAGAGGAAGTGATGGTGATTGGAGAAAGACAAAAGTCGTACATCATCCAGGAACAAAAGGATTCAAAACATTAGAAAATACTTTAGAGAGAAATAAAGGAATGATTGTAGAAACAATTATTCAACATTGGAGTGATTAAAAATTGAGGGCAGGAATAAGAGAATATTTATTAAGTAATATTCCAGAATTTAAAGGTTGTTACGAGCCTACAGTTCCAGATAAAGATAGTGTTAAGCCATATGCAGTAATTTTGCAAGGTAGTGATGATGATAATGGTGAGGTAGTTGGTTTTAAAAGAACTATAGAAATATGGTTGTATGAGAAAAGAACTACTTTTAAAAAATTAGATTTATTATCTGAAAAAGTAATAAAAGCTTTAAATATGCAAGTAATTAAAGACTTAAAAGAAAATGAAACTTTCACTTGTGTGTTTGAAGGTACTATAGGACAAGACATTATAGATGAAGAATGGAATGCAATAGCTAGAGGATTAAAGTTTAGTATTATAGCACTACATGAAGAAGATGAAGAGAATACAGATACTTGGTTAGATGCTTTAGAAAGTTATACTAAACAAATAACTGATTATCCTGTGTATTTGAATAGTTGGAAACAAAACTTTCAAGTGCCTTCTATACTTTGGAGAGTAGCTAATACGAATAAAGAACGTATTAGTGGGGCTTTAATTAAAGAAAATAAGACTTTAGTTTGTCATGTAGCTAATAACAATAAAAATGAGATTAACAAGTTATTAGACACTATAGAAGATAAGCTTATTACAGATTTAAAGATACCTTTAAATTTAGCAGACAAACGATATCTTACTATAGAAAGTATACAGGAAGATAGAGAAGCAGATATGTTATCTAAGGGACAATTAACAGTTAAATTCTTTAGAAGAAAGATGATAGAGCAAAAGGAACAGCCTATAATAGAAAAAATTTATGGTAGAGGAAATTTAGAATAGGAGGGCTAATATGGCAAAAGAAACTACAGTAGAGGTAAAAACAACTAAGGTAGAAACAAAATATTCAATAGAAGATTTTTTAAATAATTGTGAAGCACTTGGCTACAAAAGAGAAGTAGTTGCAGGTGCTTTATTTAATTCAAAGGAAAAAGAATTTACTAAAAGTGAATTTCAAGAGAAAGTAAAAGAATTTTTAGGAAAGAAGGTGCAGTAACATATGGCTACAGGAAATTGGAATGAAAATAACAGGCCACGAATACCAGGATTTTATAATCGTTTTAAAACTAAGGCAGAAGAAAGAATTGGAACTGGCATACATGGTATTTTAGCAATGCCAGTAAAATCGGATTGGGGACCAACTAAAAAAGTAGTATCTATTAAATCCGAAAAAGAACTAAAAAAAGAATTTGGAGAGAATATGGATTTAACTGCTTTTAGATTAGGTAGATTAGCGTTGTTAGGAAATCCAAAAGAATTATTACTTTATAGAATGATAGATGATAGCGCAAAATGTTTAACGCTAACTTTAAAGAATAGTGAAAATACACCTACAGATATTATAACTTTAGAAAGTAAATATCCCACAACAAGAGATTTTAACATAACTGTAAGAACAAATTTAATAGAGCAGGATAAAATGGATTTAATTCTGTTTGAAGGTAGTAAACAATTATTTGCTATAACTGCTTTAGATAATAATTTAGATGAAGTAGTTGAGAGAATTAACAGTAATGTAGAAAACATATATATAAATGCTAAAAAAATTGATAATGCAACTGGATTGTTAGGTGAAATATCAAATAAAAAGTTTACAGGTGGAAATGATGGCATAAGTTCAATCACCAATGAATGTTATTTAGAAGCTATGAAAGCATTTGAAAGTTATGGAATAGATGGTTTTACATTAGATGGTGTAACAGATACATCACTTCAAAACTGTGTGAAAGAATGGGTTATAAGAAATAAAAATGAAGGTATAAATATAATAGCTTTCTTAGGTGGGTCTAAAGAAGAAACTTTGGAACAGGCAAATAGTAAATCAAAAGAATTTAATCATGAAGATATAGTTAATATCTTCTGTCATGGCTACTATGAAGGAAGGAAATACACACAAGCAGAGGTAGCAGTATATGTAGCAGCACTTGGAACAGGACAAGGATTAGGGGAAAGTTTATGTAATGCTGTAACTGTTTTTGATGAAGTTGAACCTAGATTATCTAAAGTTGAGATTGAAACTGCATTGAATAGCGGAACTTTAGTATTAGCAAAAGATGATAATGATGTAATCATTGTGGACGACGTTAATACGTTGAAGAACTATCCAGATGATAAATCAGATGTATTTGGTTCAATTCGTGCAGTTAAATTTTTAAATGCAGTTGACGGTGACACTTCACTTAAACGAAAAGATTTTGTAGGAAAAGTGAATAATGATGATACAGGTAGAACAGTAATAATTTGTGCATTAAAAAAATATTTTGAAACTTTAGCTAAGATAGGAATTATAGAAAATGACTTTATAGTAGAAGTAGATAAAGAACTTCAAGAAAATGCAGTATCAGATGAATTTTTTTGGAGATGGGATGCAACTTATGTTGATGTTGTTAAACGTATTTATGGAACTGGATATGTGAGGAAGTAGAAAGGATAGTGATATGAATGGCATTGGATTCGAGTAGAACTATACATGGTTCTAAAGGCAAAGTACTTATAGATGGAGTATGGCAAACAAATTTAACGGAAACAACCGCTGAAGTTGAATTGGATAAAAAAGAACTTAATTTAGTTGGAGATGAGTGGACAAGATATAAACAAGGAAATAAAAAAGGTACTGGTTCAATGAATGGTTATAAAGTAACTAGTGACATGATAAAAAGAGGTTTTAAAAGATTTGAAATAATATCATGTCTTGAAGATCCAGAGGCTTATGGTTATGAGAGAATACGTTTGAAAAATTGTATGGCAGATAAGTTGCAACTTATTAACTTAAAGGCGAATGAGCTTGTAGAGGAGGAAACTCCGTTCACTTTTGAAGGTTATGAATTTTTAGATGAAATAGTAGCAGAATAATAAATTTAAGGAGGAATTATTAATGGAAAATTTAACACAAAAACAGGTAGAAGAAATGGAATTAGCACAAATGGAAGAAGAGGAAATAATAAATAAACTTATGGGGGCTACAGAGATTCCAACTGGAACATATATAATAGAAAGGGTAGGTATTCCTGTTACTCTTAAAGGATTGAGTGAAAAAGAAATAAATAGAATTAGAAAGGAATGCACATATACAGTTAAAGAAAGAGGAGGAAAAAGACGTAAAGAATTAGATAGTGAAGAGTTTAATGCAGCACTTATAGAATCTGCTACAGTTAAGCCTAATTGGAATAATGAAAAACTTTTAGAAGGATTAAAAGCAAGTGATGGAAGACAGGTTATAAAGAAAAAGTTTTTAGCTGGTGAAACATCTAATCTTGCAGATAAGGTTTTAGAATTAAGTGGGTTTGATGATGAATTAGAGGATGTAGAAAAGATAAAAAACTAGTAGGTCGTGGCGGAAGAATAACAGCTTTGTACAATATGTATACAAAGCATAATATTTGTCCTCACGACTTTTATAATGTTCAAATTAATGATATGGCGAGAAGAATTCTTCTCGCTTTTACTGATTATGAAATTAAACAAGAAATGAAAGCTCATGAAAAGGCCAGGAGGTGATGTAACTGGCTAAAAAAGAAGTATATAGCATTGGGATTAATGTTAATGTTAATGGAGATTCTGAATCTAAAAATAAACTTTCAGCTATGGAAAAGTATACAGAAAAAACTGAAAAAAGGATGAGGAAACTAGATAAAATTACTGCTAGTCCTAGTGCCAAAATAAATGATAAAATATCAGCACCTTTAGATAAAGTTGAATCTAGAATGAATAGGTTTAAGGATAGGGTTTTTGTTAGTACAGTAAAATTGGAAGATAGGGTATCATCACCTGTTTCTAAAGTTCAAGCTAAAACAGATAAATTTGATAAAACTGAATCTACTGCAAAGTTAAAGGTTAAAGATGAAGCAAGTGGAACGGTAGAAAAAGTACAATCTAAATTTAGTAATTTTTCAAAGTTTGCATTAAAGAAAATAGCAGCTATAGTTACTGCAGGGGCAATTGCACTTGGAGGACTTGGCATAGGATCATCGGTTAAAACATTTGCAAATTTTGAACAAGGATTATCTAATGTTAAGGCAGTTACACAAGCTACTGATATAGAAATGAAGGTATTAAAAGATACAGCTAAAGAGTTAGGTGCTGCTACAGCATGGTCGGCAGTAGAAGTAACACAGGCAGAAGAGTTGCTAGGTCAAGCAGGGTTTAGTGTTAAGGAAACAACATCAGCATTGCCAGGATTACTTTCTTTAGCAAGTGCAGGAGGTTTAGATTTAGCTACTGCAACTGATATAGCAAGTGGTACTTTGAGAGCGTTTAATATAGATGCATCACAAACATCACATGTTGCAGATGTACTGGCATTAAGTGCAAGTGCTACAAACTCAGATGTTACAGATTTAGGGGAAACTATGAAATATGCAGCCCCAGTAGCGCAGGCTTTAGGAATTTCATTTGAAGATACAGCTTCTGCAGCTGGATTACTTTCAAATGCAAATATAAAAGGAAGTCAAGCAGGTACAATATTAAGACAGGCAATGGCAAGACTTGCAAGTCCAACTAAAGAAGCAGCAGGTGCTATGGATGAATATGGCATTAATGCATTTGACGCACAAGGAAATATGAAGCCATTAAGTGATGTTATAGATAATTTAAATAGTTCACTTGGAGAGTTAACAAGCCAAGAGAGAGCAGATGTTATAAGTACAATATTCGGTACAGAGTCTATGTCGGGTGTGTTGGCTTTAATGAATCAAGGTGGACAAAGCTTAGGAGATCTAAGTAGGAAACTCAAAGAAACAAAGGGTGCTGCAGATGAAATGGCAGAAACTAAACTTGATAATTTAGCAGGACAATGTATTATTCTTCAAAGCGCAGTGGAGGGTATGAAAATAGAACTAGGTGAAAGATTAGCACCATATGCTAAAGAATTTGTTACATGGTTTACTGCTAAAATACCGGATATAACTACTGGAATAATGAAAATTGTAGATAAAACTTTTGAACTTGCTCATAAGTTTAATGAGTTATCTCCTTCAGCTAAAAAATCAATAGGAGTATTAGCAGGAGGAACCCTAGTTATAGGACCACTAAGTAAAGGCATTAACACACTTGTTACTGGATTGAGTGGATTTGTAAAGGTAGGTAAGGGAATTGGAACTACTTTAGGAATATTTAAAACTACAGGAGCAGTAGCTGGTAACGTAACTAAAGTTGCAACTGCTACTAATGTTGCTAGTAAGGCTATGGGCGGATTAGGATTAAGTGCTAAAGCTTCATCATTTCTTTTAAGTCCTTGGACAATAGGTATAGCTGCGGCAGGAGTTGGAGCTTATAAATTATATAAACATTTATCTAAGGATGCATTACCTGCTATAGAAGAATTTGGCGAGGGATTATCTAAGTCTACCGCTGAAGGAATGAATGCATATAGAAAATTAGATGTAGAGTTAGGAGCAAGTCTAATGAATATTAAAATAAAGAGTGAAAAAATAACAGAAGAAACTGCCACAGCTATAACAGGAAAATTCGCAGAAATGGGAAATACTATACATCAAACAATTTCTCAAAAATATTCAGATACTTATAAAACAATGGAAGAATTTTTTGCAATGTCAGGGGCATTTACTGATGAAAAAAGCAATGAAATTCTTAATAGAGTAAATGAGAAACAAGCATTTGAAGAAGAAATATTACAACAAGGACTTCAAAGAATAAATGAGATTTATAGAAATGCAGCTGCAGAACATAGAGAAATAACTTCTCAAGAGCAAATTGAAGTAAATAATATAAGACAAAATATGATGAATCAAATGGTAGAAAATATTTCTCAAACATCTGCTGAACAACAAAAAATATTAGGACAATTAGCATATGAAACAACAGCACTAACTGCAGAGCAGGCCGCAAAGGTAGTTGAAGATAGTAAAAAAGCAATGGATGAGGCAATAAATGCAGCAACTGAACAAGCAGATAAAGTTATTGAAAGTGCAAGGTATCAAAGAGATGTGTTAGGCACATTAAAACCAGAAGAAGCTCAAACGATAATTTCAGCTGCAGAAAGTCAGAAAGAGTATGCTATAAATGCAGCACAAGGTATGCATGAGGAAGTAGTAATGCATGCACAAGAACAAGCACAAGATCATGTTCATGAGGTTGATTGGGAAACAGGTCAAGTTCGAGATAAATTTGATGCTATGATGGAAAAAATAAGAGAATTTATAGCTATGGATATACCTGAGAAAAAAATTGTTATAAAAGAGGTATTTGAAAGAGTAACTAATAATATAAATGAATCATATAAGGAAAATCATAATTTTCCAGGGCCTAGTCCAGCACAGGTTATAAGTGCAGGTCCTAAATTTAGAGGTGGAAAAGCAAATGGAATAGGCAATACTTCTCCTGGTAATTATGAAGTAGCAGAAAAGGGATTTGAAATCGTTGTAGGAAAACAAACAAGATTATTTAAAGGTGGAGAAAGAATTTTGAATAATAAAGAATCAAGAAAGTTTTTACAGCAGGATTTTTCTTCCACAGAAACTCAAGAAAACACTGAAAAACCTAAAATGAATTTTAGCGTAGCTAAGCCTCAACTTATTGCGGCAGGTGGAAATAATAGTGTTAATGTAGAGGTAGAAAATAATTTTCAAAATAATTATGACATTGATAGTATAGTTAAGGAAGCAACAACACAATTTGCATATAAATTAAAGCAAGCATTATCAAATATAAAGAAGTAATGAAAGTTACTTCTTTATATGTTAAAATATTCTTGTTAAACAGTTTTAAGGGGAGAGAATTATGAAAAAGAATAAAACAATTATTATGTTATCAGTAATTATATGTACACTATTTTTATTAGTGGGATGTAAACCTAGTGGCAATCCTAAGGATGTTCTAAATGATTACTATACAGATATAAAAGAAGGAAATGCAGAAAAAGCTTACGGAAAATTGTCACAAAAAAGTAAGGATAATTTTAAAAAGGAAGACTTTATAAAGTGGGTGGAAGTTGGAAATGAATCTTCAACGTTAAATAATGTTGAAATAGAAGAAAATAAAAATTTTAATAAAAAATCTGTAGATGATATAGAATTTAAAAATATATATGAGTTTAATGTAAAAGAAAACATAAACGACTTACTTGAAGATAAGGAAAAAGTTATAGAATCTATAAGGTATGTAGTAAATGAAAATAATGAATGGAAAATATATCGTGGTGAGGAAACTGGAAAACAAAATATTAGTAAAGAATTAGCTGTATTAGCTTCAATGTATTCAGATGGCAAAGGTGGAAAAGAAAAAGATTTAAATAAGGCAGTTTCTTTATTTAATGAGGCCTTGGAAAATGATCCAGGGTATAAAGAAGTATATTATTCATTATCATATTCCTATTTCATGTTAGGTAGATATGATGAAGCGACAAAAGCCATAGATACCTATTTGGGAAAAGAAGAAACAAAAGAGGGTAAATCACTTGGTTATAATATGTTAGGATTAATTTATGAAAATACAAATAGGATTGAAAAAGCCAAGGAATATTATAAACAGGCAGTTAAATTTGATGATAAGAATGAATATGCTAAGACAAATTTAGCAAAATTTGAATAGTAATTAAAAGAATCGCTTATGCGGTTCTTTTTTAGTTATAAAGGAGTGATGGGTATAGATATATATTTAAAAAAGGATAATGATACTTTTCATTTTCCTGTTAATCCGTTAGAAAAAATCTGTATTCAAAGTGAAAAAAAGTACTTAACAGTAGAAATTTTGGACTTTGGAGAAGTTGATATCCCTGATAAGGGTAAAAAAATAACAGAATTAAGCTTTGATACATTTTTCCCAGAAAAATACGATGAATCTTTTTGCAGATATATAGATATCCCTACACCTGATGAAGCTATAGAGCTTTTACAGAAATGGAAAAACTCTATAGCTTCATCAAGATTGATAATAACTGACTTAAATTTTAATGAATTAGTAAATATAAATTCATTAACAGTTGAAGATAGAGCGGGAGAAATAGGTGATAAATATATTAGTATTTCTTTTAGAACTCATAGAGATATAAAAATCGAAACACTAAATACTCAATCTAGTAGTTCTAGTTCTCTTAAAAACAATAGATCTACTCAATCAGGAAAGTTTAATCGCAATGATATAGTTAGAGTTACTGCAGATGTACTTAATGTTAGAAATGGTCCGGGTACAAATAACGGAATTATAGGTTCTGTTTCTAATGGAACTAAATTAAAAGTTTGGAGAGCACAAGGTAACTGGTTAGATGTATTCTATGGTAACCATGGCGGTTGGATTTGCTCCGACTATGTTACAAAATAAGAGGGTTTAGTTATGGAATTAATATTAAGGAATAAATATAAAATTACATTAACTGCAGAGAGTGGAACACTTAAAGAAAGTATAGATGGTATAGCTTATACATTAAATCTATCTTTAATAAATACAAAGGAATTTGAAAGCATGGGTGTTTCTAAAGGACAGAGTATAGAGCTATATGATTATGCTTTTAATACTAAGAATAAAGTTAAAATATTTAGTGGTATAGTTTGGGATGTAAATAAGTCAAGAAAAACTAAAAAAATGAGTATAACATGTAAAGAAAGGACTGTTTACATAGAAGAATCCGAAGATGAATTTCTATGTTTAAATGGTCAAACTGCTACTCAGAGGGCTACATTATTGTGTAAAGAGTGGAATATTCCTATAGGTACTTTTGCTAATACTAAAGTTGGTTTATCTAAGGATAGAAGAAAAGAATCTATTTACGGTATGATGTGGAAGGACCTTAAAGAAACAGCTCAAAAGGGCGGTGGGTTATTTAAATTTAGGATGGAGACTAAATTAAATCTAATTAAATTAGGAAGTAATAGTATAGTTTATAGGTTAGATAGTATTTTAGATGATGTGCAACCTAAGAGCAGTTTAAGCGGTGCAGTAACGCAAGTTAAAGCTTTAGGCAAAAATGATAAGGATGATACTAAGTCCCCCATTATAGGAATATTTAAAAAGAACACAGAGGCTTATGGGGCAATACAAAAAATTGTACAAGATGATAAGGTTCAAAACTATGCTAACGCGCAAAACAAAGCAAATTCTTTATTTTCAGGAGGAGAAAATAGTATAGATGTAAGTTGTGTACAAGATATAAATACTCTCAGAGCTGGAGATGTAGCTAGTTTATATGGTACCCGTTATTATGTTACAGATATTACACATACATTAGGTGGTAAAGGTAGTATGGATTTAACATTAATGGATTGGGAAGGAGTTAAAAAGAAATTCTATGGAAAATAATATATTTGAAGAGGTAGCAAGAGTTTTTGATTCTAAAACAAATAAATTTGTTAAGGATGCATTATATGGAATTGGACTTACTTTAGGAACATTAACAACAACAGGTTTGAAATTGGATAATTTTAAATATAAAATTAATGATTATTTAGTTTTAGACTATTTAGAATTAGAAAATGAATATACTACCCAATCAGCTGGAGAACACCCACATAGTCATACACTTAAAACCCCTTCTAATCTTAAGAAGCTGAAAGTAGGAGATAGAGTATTGGTTGCACAAGTAGGAAATGAATGTGTAATAGTTGGGAGAGTGAAAATGCATGCCTGATTTATTTCCAGATGGAAGTCTAGAAGAAGTTACTTTAAAAGAAGATACACCAATAGAACTAAAAAAAACATATGCTATTAATTTTGAAACTGGGGAGTTTATTAAAAATCCAGATGGTAGCATTAAGTTACTAAACGAGTTCGATAGCTATATACAATGGTGTCAGAAAGCTTTAATGACAGCAAGATATAAGTATGCAGCATATTCAAGTTTATATGGTAAAGATATTATAGGTTCTAGCTTGGATAAGAAAGCGGTTGAGCTTGAGATTAAGAGAGTTACACGAGAAGCTTTAATGGTTCATCCATTTACTCAAGATGTAAGCTCTTTTTCTTTTGATTGGAGAAATGGCGAAGTTTATTACACATATGAAGTTACAACTTTAGATGGACAAAGCAAAGAGCTTACAAATACTGAAAAAGTGGGGTGATTAAATGGAAATAAGTATTCCGGATATTTTAAAAGAAACTACAGAAGATATTCACGCTAGAATGCTTAGTAAAGCACCTAAAAATATAAATATACTAGAAGGGGATGTATTTTGGGACGCAACTAGACCGAGTGCTGAAGAGATATCTAGACTAAAAAATATAGATATGCAAAGCGTTTTTAAAATGGCATTTCCTCAAAGTGCAACAGGGAAACACCTTGAATATATAGGAGAATATAGAGGAATATTTAAAAATCCTCCTACTAAATCAATGGGTTATATAAAATTCAAAGGAAATCCTAATACTTTTATTCCTAATAAGTCTATAATTTCAACTATTTCGGATGATGTAAAAGAATCTATTGAGTTTGAAACAATAGAATCAGCCCAAGTAAATGAAACAGGAGAAGTAGTTGTTAAAATAAGGTGTTTAATACCTGGTATTATAGGTAATGTTAAAGCACATACAATAACCATTTTAGTAAGTCAAATAAACGGCATAAAAGAGGTAATAAATGAAGATGATCTTATAGGTGGAACAGACATTGAAGATGAAGAACATTTTAGACAGAGAATTATGGAAGCTGAGCAAAATGACTTTTTAAGTGGTTCAGATAGTGACTATGAACGTTGGGCAAAGGAAGTAGATGGAGTTGGCCAAGCGTATGTTATAGAAGAATGTAATGGTCCAGGTACCGTTAAGCTTTTAATTTTAGATAAAAATTATCAAATAGCTAATGAAGATTTATTAAAAAGAGTTAAGGAATATATTTATCCGGATAAAAGAGAAGGGGAGAATAGAAGGGGTAAAGCTCCTGTAGGTGCTAAAGTTACTATAAGTACACCAAGTATTTTAAAAATTAATGTCCAAGCAAGCTTTAAATTTAGCAACAATTATAGTACAGAAATAATATTAAACGATATAAAAAATAAAATTGCTAATTATTTAAAGAAAATAAAAATTAATGGGGTAGTTAATTATAATGCCATTTATTCAATTGTAGGCTCTTATATACTTACAAATGAAGGCATAGAGGATTTTACAGAATTAAAAATAAATGATGAAGTTAGTAATATAACATTAGTGGACCAAGTAGCTGTTATAGGGGATGTTATTAATGTTTAAATCAATTAAAGCACAAGAAATGTACTCAAGTGTATCACCAGTGTATGAGAATAATAAATTAATGAAAAAAATCTATGAATTAATAGGTGTGGAACTTGATACAAGTATAGATATGACAGATGAAATTTTAAAACAATTCTTTCCACAAACTGCTACGTGGGGACTTACTATATGGGAAAAAAGATTGAATATACCAAGTAATATAAATGAAAATATAGATATAAGAAGGGCTAAAGTAATTTCAAGGTTACAGAGTAAGAATAAAATAATAAATCCTCAACAGATGGCTACTGTAATTTCAAATTACACTAAAGCTAAAATAGATATTATAGAAGATGTAGCACCTTATGTATTTGAAATAGATCTAGTTAGTAATAATGGTTTTCCTATAGATTTAAAAGAACTATATAAAGAAATAATTAGAATAAAACCTTCTCATTTGGGAGTTAGATATAAACTTACATCAATAAATCAAAATAAAGTTTTTGTAGCTTCTTCAATTATTAATGGGGAAGAGGTTACAGTATATCCGTGGTCACCAAGAGAAATAGAATCAAGGGGAAAACTAAATATATCATTAGGACACAATTCAGGAGTAGAAGATATAGTTATATATCCTAGAAAGGAGAGATAATATGGCTCAACAATTTTACACGCTTTTAACAAACATAGGAAAAGCTAAACTAGCAAATGCAAATGTGTTTGGTAAGAAAATAAATCTTACAACATTAGTTGTAGGTGATGGAAATGGAAACTATTATAATCCTACAGAGGATCAAGAACATCTAACAAATGAGGTTTGGAGAGGAAATATTCAATTAATAACTGTAGATGAACAAAATCCTAATTGGATTAAAATAGAAACAGTTATTCCTAGTAATGTTGGTGGTTTTACTATTAGAGAAGTAGGAGGGCTAGATGATGAAGGTAATTTAATACTAATAGCTAAGTACCCTGAAACATATAAGCCAATAATAGATGATGGAGCAACAAAAGAATTAAGAATTAAAATAATATTAGAAGTTAGTAATACTGAAAATGTAACTTTAAAAGTAAATCCTAATGTTATTACTGCTACAAAAGAGGATATAGAAAATCTAAAAAATAAAATAAATAATTTAGATGGAAAGGCAGTTACATTACGTTCTTATTCTAAATTAGAAAAAGATACAAAAATAATACCCATAGGTATACAAGAATTTAATCCATTTAATGAAGATGATTTAGAAGTCCATATGAATGGTAGGTTGTTAACTAAAGATGTTAACTATAAAATAGCGTCATCTGATACGGAAATAGAAAATATAGATGAAGAAATTTTATGGCAAACAGGTGATGAGTTTGATATTGCTTTACACAAAAATATTAAAAATAAAGTAGAGCATATAGATGTTGGCCTTATACCTGAAGGTAGTATAACTGAGGATAAACTCAATCCACAAATTGTAGAAAAGGTAAAAGAAGTTAGCGACAAACTTCCTAAAAGTGATTTTGATAATTTTAGAAAGGATTATGTTTCTAATAATGGATTTGCTAAGACAACAGGCACAAGTACCATATACAACGTTACGTTAAATCCTGCACCTACAAGTTATGTAGATGGATTAAATGTAACCATAATACCGCACGTTGATTGTGGAGATAATCCAAAGTTAAATGTAAATGGATTAGGAGTTACAACTATTCTTAAACAAGATGGAAGCGATATAAAAGCTGGAGAAATAAAAGCCAATAAACCCTTATCATTAGTGAGGGTAGGTAGCAATTTTTTTATGAAGAGTAGTATTGGGAAAACATTTTATAATGAGATAAAGAATTTACAAAGTGGTACAAAAGTTGAATTGATAAATATTAATCGAGAGTATGATGTTGTAACTGCTATTCCTTTAAATGTATATAAGGATGAAGAAACATATCATAAAGTCTTGACTTCTGAGACAGAGCTAAACTATAAGTATGAAAGTGGTGATGTTTATTGGTATCTAATTATTAATGGAACAAGGCAAAGTTTGATGAGCACGCGTACCTCTTCATACGCTTCGATACGTCCTGTATTTTTGTATATCGAAAGAAGTGGGACAAAAGCTAAATTGCGATTTTCATTTGCTGTGTACGATAAACCCGGAGTAGTTGGAGCTAGTGAGTATCTTGGATACTTTGAATATGAATTTAACTATACACCAAACACAATTGTAGCTATAGAGACTTCATGGTCAAATGCTATAATACCAAAGAACTATTTGAGAATAGTGGCATGGAAAAACAGTTAACAATTATGAATAGGAGGTGCAACCTTAATGCAAGTAGTCAAGTATGGTATAGATGATAATGTGCTTACGGTGGGTTTTAAAGAAGATAATTTTGTTGTATATTCTGTAATAAAATATGATAAAGCTTTATCTAAGAATCAATTGTTGCAACGAGCATATATGCAATGTAAAGATGCTATTGAATATGAAAGGACTTTAGAAGAACATTTAATTACAACAGAGGGAACAGGAGAAGAATTTATTCCTGAAATACCTATATGTAATAAAATTAATTTAAGTTTAGATAAAAAGCATATTGAATTTAAAGAAAATCAAGAGAGTGAAACAATAGAAATTAATGTAGTAGCTACGGATCAGTATGGTGATAATTTTTATAAAGAAAATAAATTAACAACTACGTATGGTTCTATAGAGAATAATATATTAACTATACCTAAAGTAGATGAAGATATTGAAATAACTGTACAAGCTGAATGTGAAGGGCTTACAACTAAAGAAAAAATACAGGTTTATTCTTATAAAGAATCCGTAGTAAAAGATGAACCTATAGATGAAGAAAAGATAGCTATGGCAGAGGCTATAATTGATTTAAATAGTGAAATAACAATGTTAAAACAAGAAATAAATAAAATGAAAGAGGGTAAATAACATGGAATTAAAAAAATATTTAATCGTATCTTATGGAATATTAGTTAAAGCAGGTAAATGGAACTTAGAAGCAATTGAAGGTGAAAATAAACCTATAGTACCTGAAGATTATGCTTTAGCAGTAGCAGAATATTTAGCTACAGAAGGTCAATCAATAGTTACAGCTTAAATAACTAATTTATAGACTTCCAAAGTCTTTTTTTATTGCAAAAAATGAGGTGATAAATAAAATGAAAAGAAAAAGTGAACTCTTACAGAAAGAAAAAAGTTTTGATGATAAAATAAAACAAAGCATAATTATTAAAAAAAATATTTTAATAGAATCATCAAAATGGGTAACGTCTTCTTATTCAACTGCTTTCCCTTATGAGTTTAAATATACAATGAGTACTCCGAATCAAATTAATTCAAATTCAGTTGTTGATGTAAATGTGGATTTAGGATATTTAACACAAGCCTCACCTTTAGCACCTTCGACACTTAGTAGAGATGATAATTATTTTCTTATGTTTGCTAAGGAAATACCACAAAATTTTTATGTCACTATTAAAATAATAAATGAGGTGATATAAATGGCAATAGGTAGAGTTAATGTTGATACTTCTAATATTTATACTAGGAAAACAGAAGATAGAATATTTTGGGGCAAAAATAATGTTAATATATTAAAAATCGAAAAACCGTTTCAAAGTGTAACTATATATCCTTATGCCCAAAGTTCTATAAGAGATAGAATATTTGAATTTAGTTATCCTAATACTAGTAGAGATACAAACCAAATATTTATTGCGATAAATGGCATAGAGATATTTAGCTATTATGATAGAAATAATTCTACGGAGTTATATATAAATCCTTTAAATATAATAGCGAGTAAAATTAGTGATACATCTATGATTATAACTGTAGTGTATGAAAAAAGAGACCAAAACATAACAGAATCTATATTTAGAAAAAATTTCGTGACTTCATATTCTGATTTAGTTATTACAGGAGGAATAAAAGATGGAGGCACAGATGATTTAAGGACAAGATTAGAATATGAATGTTATACAATAAAATAAACAAGGTAAAATGGAAAAAAACATATATCTTAAAACAATTTTAGAAATTATATTTATATAGGTTTTTCTAAATTTTACAATACAAAAATAAAATGGTGCAGATATTTACAACGGACAATAATAAAAATAGGAAGTGATAACTTGCAAATATAAAACTAATAACATTTTTACAATAAATTAAATATTAATTAAGGCAAAATAGGGACTAAAGATTTAGTCTTTTTATTTTGTCTATTTTTATATAACAAAAGATAAGATGAAATAAATTATAAAGCAATAGAGTAGGAGAATGTAGTTTTTTTATTTGAATGATTATAGAAAACACAAAAATACATTTTTATAATTTGAAAAAATAAAATATTATAATTTTATAGAATTATTGAAAAATAAACAATATTAAATAAAATTATAATATAACAAGAATAAAATACAAAAAAATACATATTTTATTTAATTGAACTATAAAAAATGTAATATATATTAAAAAAGTATAAAATTTGACAAATGTTACAGATATAATTATAATTTAATCATAATAAAATGAAAAACAAATTTGAAATAGGGGGATACTTATGTTTAAAAAAGTAATTAGTGTGTTATTATCATTATGTATAATATCACCTGGAGCAACTGCATTTGCGGCTGAAACTCAAGAAAGTGTAAAGAAAGATAGTTCAACAATTTATTGGGAGGAAAGGTTTCCAACAATTAAGGAACAACTAGATAATGGAGAGTTAAAAGAACTAGTTGGAAATGATGAAATGTATATTAAATATACACCCAAAAATGATAATATTAATATGCGTTTAGCTACTGAATCAGATTTTACATCTGAAGCTTTTACTAAAGAAGAGTATATTAAAGAGAGACAAAAAGAAAGTATAACAACAAGAGATATTGGACCATTTGAGCCTAATGAAAGTTGTAGTTGGCTTAGATTAGATTTACAGGTCTATTCAACTGCTATATATGGAGAATATCAAGCTTGTAGCTTTTGGGAATGGCAAACAAATCCTATATTCAGAATTAATGATTTAAATGGAATATATGTATCATCAGAAATGTTAATAGCAAGGAGTCATGCAAATAATCCAATAATTTCTGAATTTAGATATAGAGAAACAAATTCAGGTGTTTGGTGTACTACTAAACTAGGAACATCTGTAAGTGAGTTTGGTAATGGAGTTGCAGCTACAGTTAAACTTCCGGGAGATTCTGAATTGTTTGCGCATGATTCATTTAGAGGAATGCTATGTGCACCAGTTGAATTTTCAAATACTGGTAGCATAAGAGGTAGAATATATACATCTTATGGACATTCCTATATAGCAATTGGTGATGAACCTTCATTTGATTCAGAGGGAAAACCAAGTTTTGGACTTACTAATGCTAGAGAAGAGCATAGTGGCTCAGTACATGTAAGTAGGTAATAAAATTTATGTTTAAAAAAATTATTATTTCATTAATACTATCAATAGTAGTTTTAATGACATTTATATATGGTTTAGGCACTATATTCGCAGGTAAGAATGGAGAAATAATTATATTAACATTGTCTATCCATTTTACAATAATATTATGTACATTAATCATATTGGAAAAGTTAAATAAAAAATAAGATAAGAAAAGATTAGAGTTTACACTTGTGGCTTTAATCTTTTCTTGTTTTATAGAACAATTTATTTTAAAGTTAATTATTTTGAATAATAATAAACAAATATTTTTTATAACTAATATTTATATAAAGGAAGGTGGAAAAGTGGAGTCTAATATACAACAAGAAATACTAGAAAGGATAGTAAGAATAGAGACGAAGATAGACGGATATAACAGTACAAGAGAAAAAGCAGATATAGCCTATAATAAGGCTTGTCAAAATGAAAAAGATATATCAGAAATGAAAGATAATCAAAAGTGGCTCTGGCGTACAATCGCTGGAGCTATTATTATTGTTTTAACATGTTGAGGGCGTGATAATGCCCGAAACTAAAAACCGCCCGCTATGCGGGTGAGATTAAGTTCTTAAGAAAGAGCATCATACTTTTGTTATAATAGTGATTGTTCAAGCCACTAAAATAACAGAAAGGATGATGCTCCATGGCACAAAGTTTAGCACATACAAAGTGGATGTGCAAGTATCATATAGTATTCACACCAAAATATAGAAGAAAAATAATATATTATAAGTTAAGAGAAGATATAAAGGAAATAATAAAAGATTTATGTAAATGGAAGGGCGTAGAAATATTAGAAGGACATATGATGCCAGATCATATACATATCTTAGTATCAATTCCACCAAAGATAAGTGTATCAAGTTTTATGGGATATCTTAAAGGGAAAAGTGCAATGATGATATTTGATAGACATTCAAGTTTAAAATATAAATTTGGAAATAGACACTTTTGGGCAGATGGCTATTATGTGAGTACTGTAGGTTTAAATGAAAAAACAATAGCAAAATATATAAGAGAACAAGAAAAGTATGATCAAATGATGGATAAGATTACAACAAAAGAATTAGAAAACCCTTTTAAGGGTATAGTTAAGTAATCAGTCCACAATGGCTTGAATGAAATGAAAGCTAACACCATTTAGGTGTTGGAAGTAATACGCCCTTATAGGGCTTGAGCAAGCCACCCGTTTTACGGGTGGTCATGACTTTAGGGATTTTAGGTGCAATAATAAAATTTAAATAGGGGGTTTTATTATGGATAGGATTTTAAGAAAAATAACTAGTGCTAGATGGATAATAGCTATAGTTATGACAATAGTGTTTAGCATTATGGCTGTCAGAAATACTTTAAATACAGAGTTTATAACTATATACACTATGGTTATAGCTTTTTATTTTTCTAAAGATAGAAAGGAAGTTGACAAGGAATGAAAATAGGAATTGATTGTGGACATACCCAATATAGAGGAAGTTATGATTATGGAGCAGTAGGGATAAGACCAGAAAGTGATTTAACTAGAGAAGTTGGTAATTTAGTAATATTAAAACTTAGACAGTTAGGTCATACAGTTATTAACTGTACAGTAGATACTTGTACATCTTTAAGTGATAGTTTAGGAAGAAGAGTATTAGTAGCAAATAATAATAATTTAGATTTTTATGTATCTATTCATTTTAACTGTTTTAATTCTCAAGCTCATGGAACAGAAGTGTTCACATATGGTAGAAAGAGTTATAAACAGGCAAATAACATATTAAATAATTTAGTTGCATTGGGGTTTACTAATCGTGGCATAAAAGATGGTTCAGGATTATATGTAATAGGAAATACAAACTGTGAAGCTATGTTAGTTGAGGTATGTTTTTGTGATAATCAATCAGATATGAATATCTATAATGCTGAAAAAGTAGCTAACGCAATAGTTTGTGGATTAACAGGTCAAACGGTTGAAAATAATCCAATAAAATCTCATAGAAATGTAGTTGTATATAATAATGATGTAGATAAAAGAGCAGCAGAATATTTAAATGATTGGTTGAATGTAAATAAACAAGATGCTATTTTAGTTCATAAGAAAGATTATAAAGTTGGGATAGGAAGAAGTGTTTATGCAGTTGGTGGTGGATTAGATGATATAAAGGCCAATGTATATTTAAAAGGTTCAGATAGATTTGATACATTAAAAAAGGTTATTAAAAGAATAGGTTTATGTTAAAATAAATATATATAAATAAATATATTGCACTCAAGGAAGGCAGTTCAGAAATAAATCTGAACTGCCTTATTTATTTTTAATAATTTCTTTAGAGTATTTAATAGTGTTTTTTATGTTATTTAATATAAGTTTTAATTCATTATTATTAAAATTATTATTTTGTAAATCAGTTAAAGTTTCTTTTAGAATTAGAATTTTTACATTGTAGATCTCTATCATACATTTACTAAATATATGATAACATATAATTATTTTAAATAAGTTTCTGAAAAGAAATAAAATAAATATTAGTATAATTTTTTATATTGGTTAATGTAGTTATGTTTTGAAATTAAACTATTTTCTTAAACTTTTATTGTATTGGAAACTAGTTCTTATTTTTTTCAATAAGAGCATAAGGGAAAATTTCATCCAATCTTATTATATGACTAGGCAAAGTATAGTGTTAACATGGATACAAAAAAATTCAAAGACACAAGTTTGACACACCTTTTTCACACATAAATCTACCCTTTGTTCAGGTTTGACATACTATTTTTTTACTCAGTTTTCTAGTACAATAATAGTATGTATGGTTTTAAAGGGGGATATGCTATGGGGAAAATGTTTAAAGCTAATTTAGAAACTAAAGTAAAGGAATTAGAAATGTTTTTAAAATAGCAAGAAATTAAAATAAACAGTTAAAAGCTCTTTATCTGTAATTATGAGAAAAGAAAGTTGAAAGAATATTATGGGTGAAAAAATATATTATGCAATATTAGACAAAATACAAAGTAGACAAACTAAGAAAAGAAAATAATTAAATTTATAGGGGGTATTAATATGAGAAGCTCTGCAGTAGAATTTTATTATAATGGTGATTCTTATTGGATGAATGTTGCGTTAAATGATAATTCAGGGTTCGCAATTCTAAGTCCATGTAAGTATGGTTCATTTATGCTGAATAAAGATTTTGAAAGTACTAGAGGTATTGCATGGAATTTTGAAAAAGATTTCAAAAAAATATTTATATTTATAGATAATGAATATGATAACATTATGCATTATAAAAAAATATATGAAACTAATAAAGAAGATAATGATCTTATTGAGTGGTTTAAAAAGACACCTATATATGGTATACAAAATTTAACTTTAAATTATTTTATGAAAAATATAATATAATAAAAATATTATATATAAACTTACTATAATGGTACTGATTATACAATATTCAATTTAGAATAAGTAGATTAATAAAAGCCTAAGTTTAAACGCATGGGCTTATTTTTTATTTTAATAAAAGAAAATAAAATTTAGAGTATTGAATAATATAGTACTGAGGTGATGTTACGGCGCTTAAAAATAAATTAAAAGAAATTTACATGAAAGAATATATGATGGAGCAAAAAGAGTTTGCTAAAATGCTTAAAATATCAAATACAACTTATTGTCAATGGGAAAGCGGTATATGTAACTCTAAACTAGAATTAGCTTTCACAATAGCTGAAAAATTAAATAAAAAAGCAGATGAAATATGGATTCTATATAATGTATTTTAAAAAATCTTTTAGAAGAGATAACATGTAAGTCATGTATTATCTCTTCTAATTGGTAAAAGCTTCAATATATATTTTAATTTATAAGATTTATTTAAGTAATATTTATATAATATCATCAATAGATATAATATATGCCCATTTTAAATTTTAATTATTACGGTAAAGATAGCATTATTAAATATATAGTATTTTAATGCTATCTTTTTTTGGAGTTTTTTATATTATGATGTGTTATATATGTTATTAAATTACATACTTTAAATTTTATATAGGTTAGCAACTTTAAAATGTAATATTTCATAATATTTAAAATATTATGAAATATTATTGATAATGCTTCTCAAATTAATATATAATATTATTATAAAAACTCTATCTACAATTATAGGAGGTTATCACTATGAAAAAACTTATTTGTACTGTATGTGGATATATTCATAAAGGGAAAGCATTATTGAAATTTTGTCCATTATGTAAATCAGCATCAGACAATTTTATAATGCAAGTTAGTGAAGGTATGGTATGGAGCGATGAACATGTAGTTGGGATTAGCAAAGACTCTAATATATTAATTTTAGAAAAGATACGGGCTAACTTTTTTTGTGAATGTATTAATATTGGTACATGTTTAGTAATGGGACATCAAGCTGATAAGGAAGGATATCCAGAAATTGCACATACTTATAAAAGGATAGCTTTTGAAAAGGCTGATTATGCTAGTAAATTTGCAGAACTTTTAGGAGAAGTGTTGATGGGTGACGTTAAAGAAAACTTGCAAACTAGTATTGATAAGGAGTATGGAACTTGTAACGGGAAGGACAATTTATTTATTTTATCTAAAAAAGTGGGCTTAGATGAAATATGTGAAGTTATTAGTAATATGTGTAGAGACGAAGCTAGACATGGGAAAGCTTTAGAAGGAATGTTTTATAGAAATTTTATGGAAGGTGCTATTATTTAAACAACATACAAAAGATTAAATAAGTTTATGATATTTACGAAAATAATAATATTTAAGTTGTATTAACTTAAATTTTGATAAATAATTCAGTATAAAAAGGCATACTAAGGATTTTAAATATAAAGATATTATTGATATATACTTAAACATCTAATTTTGTATATAATTATTAAAAGTAGTGCTAATTATATAATATATAAATTTAAAACCTTTGTGATAAATAAACTTTAGTAATATTATATATATATTAGGAATAAAGTTAATTATAATGAAATTTTACTAAATATATTTGTGTATTAAAAATAAGGGTATAAATAATTAAAATGAAAATATTTAGTAATATCTTTTTCCTAGCCACAAGATTATTATTAATATAATTTTATTTTGATGAAACATTAAAATTTATATCTATAAGCGATTAACTAAGAAAGTAGTATAAGATTATGATAATCTTATACTACTTTTTTACAATAATTAAAACATTCTAATTATACTTAATAGAGAACCTATAATAATTTTTAGAAATTTTAAATAAAGGTAGTTTTATAATATTATATGTAAAATTATTTTTGAGGTGATGGATAAATCTTATTTAAAAGTATAATAATATATATGTAAAGATTTAAAGCAACTATTGCTGAAAATTGACTTCTAGCGATACATGGAAAATAACTTCTTTAA